ATGAAAACCATCGCTCGGCGTCTGAGCCCCTTCGCGATCCTGCTCCCGGCAAGCCTGTTGTCAGCCTGCGCCTCCCTAGGCAACGCCGGACTCGGCGGCTCCCAGCAGACCCCCACCAACCAGCTCCTGAACATGATCGATGAGGCTACCCGCGAAGGCATGTCCGTGGTGCTGGTACCGGCGCTCATGCCCAACAAGAGCGTGACGGACCTCTCCAGCTACTCGCATCGGGTCATATTCAAGAACAAGGACGTGCCCGGGATCGCCTACATGCAGGCCTTTGCCAACAACGACCTGGAGAAGATCAAGGAAGCCGTCTATCTGTGGGACTTCCTCGAGGTCAACATCATCCCGCCGGGAACCTACCTGCTGTCCGGAGGGATCGACTACAAGATCGACAGCACCCTTGCCCAGATCAAGGCGCCAAAGGGGCAGCCGGCTGCCAGCCCACTTGGTTCGGTGAACCTGTCCGCCGTGCTGTATCGCCGGTTCGTGAAGGAGAACTACTGGCGCGACGCCTCCTATGCAGACAAAACCTACACACAGAATGTCTGCAGCGCCGTGCACATGGCCTCCGGCCAATGCGTGGGCTGGACCGAGCAGCAATACAGCCAGCGGGAAATGGTCTCGGATGCCGGTTGGGCCGAAGGCACGAAGATCGAGGATGTCCCCTCCATCAAGCTGCAAGCGCAGATACCCGACGCCTATGCCCCGCTGTCCTTCACCATTCAGCCTAGGCAGATCCTGCTCAGCGATCGGTTCCACTTGAAGACCCCGGCCGTGAGCTATGACAGGAAGACCTGCAAGGCCGTGGACACGCAAAACATCAAGTGCGCCTTGCAGGATATCCAGGTCTTCATGAGGCCAGCGCCCATGGAGCTGACGAAAAGGTTCATCGATCGCGAGCAGCCAAGGCTTGATGAAACGGGCCGCCAGGTGCTCGCGCGGATCCAGCCGATGAAAACCGAGATACTCGGCGAAGCAGGCATGGAAGACCTGACCTGGGGCCTGCCGGTTTCCTTGAAACGCAAGGCAAGATGAAACGGGCCCTCCGCCAAGCGCCTTCCGCTCGCGGTCGCCACAACGGTTGATCGATAGAGGCCCGGAAGGCAGGCGGCAGGACAGACCGGCTCGGCTGGTCATGTTCGATGACGACCAGCCGATGACCGACCCAGACCGGATCTTGCGTCCAGATAAAAGCCGCGCACGGGGGCTGGATTGCAGGCAACGGCCGAAAACGTGACAGGTGCTGGGGTACTCCTCGGACACTCCGGGAAAGTAGTAATTACGGAGCGGCTTATCGGGAGAGGGAGGCGGTTGCGAGGCCGTAAAAGTATGAAAGCGTTATGGGGACACCCCAAGGAACTTGCTTCAGCAATACCGGACAGGAAAGAAAAAAGCCCCGTAACTCACTGAGCTACGGGGCTTTCCTGTTGGAGGCTGAGGTCGGAATCGAACCGGCGTTCACGGATTTGCAATCCGAAGTAAAACCCAACAATTTCAAATGGTTAACGGTGGATAATTTCCGCATCATAGCCGTATTCGTGTCTCTGGAGGCCGCTGATTAGTTGGAGGGAGAACATAGATGCGGAAATGATTTCAGCCCCTTCCATGGCATTCCTATGCGCCACTCTCCGCTCGTCGGCCGCCCTCGAATACTGGATATTCATACAGCATAATTTCCGGCCCACCCGACCGCCGGAGATTTCCATGTCCTACTCCGACCCCAGGCATTGCCACCACCAGCGCGTCACCCAATGGCTCGCCGCGATACGGCAGCATGCCGCCTGGCTGTACGCCGCGGATGAGCAGTACCTGTACCTGGTGGGCGAGGCAAACGAACTCTACCAGTGCGGAATCGTGGGCCTGCAGGACCGCCACGACATGGTCACCGACGCCTTGGGGATGTACGGATGGGCGATCGAGCACGGCATAACTCGCGAGACGCACTACTGCGCGGACTGCTGCTACGACGTGCTCGACGGCGGCCGTGCTGTCGGTACGGTGGACAGCGAAGGCATTTACCATGCTCCGGCACCGGGACGGCAGCGGCTGGGCTACATCAGCCAGGATCCACTGGACGGGCAGATCTATCTGCGCCTGGGACAGGCGCTCGAGCGCGCCGGCGTTGTGCGCGGCCTCGTGATCGAGCTCGACGCCGGCGGCACGCTGCTGCTTGTCGAGCAGATACCCGCCGATTTCCGGCCATGGCGGTGGGTCTGAACTACCCTTACCGCACCACTTCGGCCGGAGCGATGCGATGTGTGGCAGGCTTTCGCAGTACACGGGACTTCACGAGTTCGTCGACGCGCTGTCGATGCCCAACGCGCTGGTCAACCTGGTCGGCGAGCAGCCACAGCGCTACAACGTCGCGCCATCGACGGCCGTGACGACGCTACGGCTCGAAGGCGATGCCCTGGTCGCCCAGCCGATCAGATGGGGATGGAGGCCATTCTGGGCGCGCGATCGCGTGGCGCCGATCAACGCCAGGGTCGAGAAAGTGGCGCATGGGCGCTTCTTCAGCGCCGCGTGGCGCCATCGTGCGCTCTGCCCCGTTTCAGGCTGGTTCGAGTGGGTGGTCGAGGACGGGCCGCGGAAACAGCCGTATCACATCCAGCACGCTGACGGCTCGCCGGTCTTGTGCGCGGCCATCGGCCAGTTTCCTGGCCTCGATGACGAACCGGCAGATCACCATGGGTTCGTGATCATTACCGCGGACGCCGAGGGCGGCATGGTCGACATCCACGATCGGCGTCCTGTTGTGCTGTCATCCGAACTGGCACGCGAGTGGCTTGACCCTGCGACGCCGCCGGAACGCGCGGAGCAGATCGTGCTGAACCAGGGCGAGCCGAGCGAGTCGTTCACTTGGTATCCGGTGAGCCGCGACGTCGGAAACGTGAGGAACCAGGGACCGCAGTTGATCGAGCCTCAGCGCTCGGCCTCATAAGCCGCGACGCCGGTCCCTACCGCCCGCCATTCGTCCTGAGCCATCCGTGCATCACAGATGAATACCTCTACCTCGGCGCCCTCCTTCGGCTCCGCCGGCCGGATCGCTGCATGCCGGAGAATCGTCTCCATGTCCGGTACGTAGCTGCTCTCCGAGCCGTGGAACGACCAGATGCCGAACTTCCCAGCGCTGCCCACCTGGTGGTCGAGTTTCACCGACCAGCCCTTGAATCGAATGACCAGCATGCCCTGCCCTCGTAGGAAAAGGCCGTAGTCTACTCCTAATCCTGACAGGCCCTGTTGGCCGCCAGCAGTTGCGCCTCGTAACCGATCCGCTGCCGACGCTCTGCCAGCAGCGCACGGACCTTGGTCTGTAGGTCGTCGCTCTTCTTCAGCCCAGCCGCTGCCCAGGCCGGCACTTCTACCGCCGGCACTCGGCACGGCACCGCCACCGGCACCTCTACGCGCACCGTGCGCGGCTCGGCTTCCTGCCGGCCGGCGCATCCCGCCAGCGCGAACACCACCAGCATCAGCACTATCCTCATAGACCCAACTCCTGATCAATGACCGCCTCGGCGGCCGCACACTGCTCGCCGGCGGTTCGTTCACGTAGCAGGCGCTGGGCTCCGGCATACTGCTCGGCGGCCTGCTGTCGTCCCCGATCCACAGCTTGCGCGGCATCCCGGGCGCGCTGCTCGCCGGCCAGGCGGAGCGCGGCAACCTGCCGGACCTGCTCCGCCACTGCGGACTCCAACTCTCCCCGGGAGGCACGGCAGGCGACCAGATCCGACCGTGCGGCATCCAACTGCGGCCGGTAGTGCCGCGCTCCGATCCAGACACCGCCGGCGGTGCCGAGGCCGACCAGCACCAGGCAGGCCAGCGCGATCGAAATCACGCGGGCCGAGATCACGACAGCACCGCCTTGGCCCGCTCCCACAGCGCCAGGCGCTCCGCCTGGCCGTTGAGCCCGCCGTTGATCCGACGGGTGATGGCAGCGAACTCGCCCCGGTCAGCCAACTCGTTGAGGCCGTGGGTCGACCACCACCAGGCTGCGGACAGCGCCGCCCACTCCGGCTGCTCGAGCAGCTCTGGTTCCTGCTCCAGCGGCTGGCCCAGCCCGGCGCCGGCGGCGCGGTAGTTCGCCCGGCCGGTGATCTGTAGCAGCCCGCGCCCGCGGTACCGCCAGCCGTCGCCGGAGGCCTCGTCGCCATTGCCGTTGCGCGAGGCGTAGGCGTTGTTGGCGATGGCCCGAGGATTGCGCGCCAGGCGCTGCGCCAACGCGTTGGGCTGCCCGTCGGCGCCGAGGTAGCGAATCGGCCAGGTCGCAGCCAGGCCGCGCGCGCTGTAGTTGAGGTTCTCCACCAGGCGGGTCAACTGGCCGCTTTCATGGCCGATCTGGGCCAGAAACGCGGCGACTCGCACAGGCGACGTGATACCGAAGCGCGTCATCCCGCGGTTCAGCGCACCAACAAAAACGCCGGCGCGAGGGCCGGCGTTCGGGAGGATTTGCAGCAGTTGCTGCTCAGTGATAGGCATGCTGATCTCCAGGCACAAAAAAAAGCCCGCAGAGTGCGGGCTGGTCATAGAGTCTCGGGCTGTATCTCATGAAACAGTAACGATCAACCCTGCTTTGTTCGTGACCCGGATCTTCACATTGATCGGCGATGCAGTCCCGTTATTGAACGTAACGGTGAAAGCCGCACCCGACGGCCCGTCCCCGTAGGTCGCAGATAGACCAGCAGAAATGATCGTCCCTGTCACGTCCCGCGCCTTTGAGCCAGTAGGGTTGCCATACGCAACTACATTCTGGTGCCCGCCAAACCCGTCGTCATATGCGACGTCAGCATTCAACACAAACGATCCGCTCACATTGAAAGTCTTAGTCAGGCTGCCAGATGCTGGAATTGTCCCGCTTACGTCAACAACGTTGACGTATTCTGGAGATCCAACTTGGCCGCCATTCATAATGACATCTACATATCGGCTGGCAAAAATGACAGCTCCAGGATCTATCGCTGGCAACGTCGTCTCTCCGAAAGCCTGACCGCGTTCCCAGTTACCATTGATCATAATGTCTGTATGGCCAACATAACCCAATGGACTGCCTGCAAAATCTCCTCCTCCTCCAGTTGGACCATAAAGTCCGCAGAATTCACGATTGCACGAGTTAAATACTGCTGTGTTTCGCATTGAGGAGGATGTAAGTCCGTTTGCAGTATTCATGATGCCCCAAATTGATTCGAATACGCAGTTGTTGAAGGTTACGACTACGTTTCCACCGGTGCCGCTATCAGTCTTACTCAAGAATATTGCCTGAGAAGAAATATCAAACAAAAGGCACTCGTTCATGAAAAGATGATTATATGTGCAGTCTTGCAGGTGCATAACTGTTCCGCACCTGTAGAAGTACACACGATTAAGCGAAGTAGGGCCAACATAGTTATATGCAGGAAGACCAGCAGCTACACCTATGGTCTTAATAGGATCTTGATAGCTAACAAAAGCAACGTCCTCAAGAACGTTACCAGTTATATATCGATTGCTGCTGCCGTCAGGATTACCCTTTCTAATAATTATCGCAGGATTCGGGCTTGCAGGAGTTCCCGGAGGATAGAATGAGGTATCTACAAATGCAACTCCACGGATATCAAAATTTTCATTCCTGAAGTCGTTGAACGAGATATCTAGAGCGCTGTTACCGTCAGTATAGATAAGGCTTCCTACTCGGTTTACCACATACCCAGCAGATACTCCACTCGTCTTGAAGGTTCCTCGAATCTTAACAGAAGAAAAAAGAGTGGTAGATCCATTAATTACAGCAGGAGAATTAAGGCGAACAGCACCATCTGGAAGATTAAGCTCTTTATTGTTTGACAAACAATATTTAATTGCGGCCAAAAAAGATGCTGAAGAATCTATAGTCTCACTTATTAGCCCACCAAAATATTCCAACTTAACTTCATCGAAAATCCTTAACCAACAGCCAGATCCAGAAGGGTCTGTTTCGCCTTCTCCATCTAGGTAGTCGGAAAGAGTTGACTGAGAACCATCCCATGGAACGGTTGGACTAAAAATTGTTCCTCCATCATGATTAGACTTTGGAGTTGATGGGCTCCAAATGAAGGTCCCACCTCCTGATTTTCCAAGAGGATGATAGGAGGACAAAGATAGTTTGAGATCCGCTCTCTTTGTCTGATTTTTTATATCAGCGACAGAAGAAACAGAGACGGTCGAATTACCAATGATGGAAGAACCTTCACTTGGAGAAATGCTAGTTATTTCTTGGCGAAGAGACTGATCGCCACGCACAACAAGTAAACCTTCATCTTCAGGCCAATTGCCAGAAAGAACGACAGGGAACGAAGATGGAAGTTTTACACTATAAAGATTGCCACCCCTATCTATAATCTGAGTAGCCCTGTCAACAGTCAAAGGAGATCCATCAACATATATCAATGGTGGATTTTCAAAACCTGAGCCAGCCAGAAAAGAATTGAATTGTTCCTCATACCCTTTCAGGGTAGGACGCGTAACGCCGAAACGATCATTCCACGTGGTATTTACCCGGTCGTTCATCGCCGCGTCGAAATTCTCGGCGTTATCGTACAGATCACGCGGGCCTTTAGAACCCAGCGGATTACCGGTGGCGTACGTAGTCATGCAAATTCTCCGGGCATGAAAAAGCCCGCTCTATGGCGGGCTCTGGATTTGTGTGTGCGGTCAGTCTGGTGCGCTGGCGTTGTCGAAGGTGTAGACCCTGGGGTCGTAATTCACCGCTCGGACGGACGCCGCGGTATTGCCGTTTGGATCTATTGAACTGATCAGGGCCGGGTATGGGTTTCCCAGCAGCAGGTGTGGAGGTTCGATCTCCCAAGAAACATCAGGGACGAAATCGATGCTGGGAATGCTCAGCCGGTAGTCGTCGATCCGGGTTGCTGGGTAGCCACCGGAAACTGTCCCGTCTGGGCGCCGCAGGTAGAGCGCTGGCGAGTTCAGCAGTGACCAGTCGAGCGGCTCGCTGGACTCGATCAGGACCGAGTTTCCAGAGATAACGAACGATTTCAGGTATGCGCTCTGCGCCAGGCCAGGGCCGGGGACATCGCCGGCGAGAGCCACGTAATCCCAGAACTCGCTGTTCAGCGCATCCAGGCCGGTATCGAACGAATACTCTGTTCTCCGGTATCGCTGAGCCATCCGGCGGCGCATTCCGTATCGCCAGGCGCGATCGCGGTCCGTCACACCAACGGCGGTTATCGTCTCCACCTTGCGCCCCGCATCACCATCTATACGGCATGGCACAGTATCATCGACCCATCCATTGGCATTCACGAACTTGACGTCTATACCGTCGTAGTCGTCCTCAGACGGCGCGCTGATGCTGATCCTCAGTGGACCATCCATGTTCTGCGGCGAGTACATGTGCCCGAACGTGGTCCTTGGCTCGTCTCGGGCAGCAGAGATCACGCCGCGCTTAATGGTCTTCTCCGCATATCCGGCTGCAAGTACGTCATCCATGATCTGCGCGACCGTGACCTTGCCGTCCTCGTAGATCATGTCAAACGTGTCGCCGCGGGCCTTCCAGATTGCGTCCAGTCGATCGAGTTCCTCAAGATCGAGATCCGCATCGGTGTAGCCGCGTTCCTTCGCGATGTAGCAGAGGAATGGGACGATGTCTCGCGTTGCGAGTTCAGTCGTCCATGCTCCGCCCTGGCGGGTTGGAAGCATGCGGGTAGCCTCTACCGAGATCCGGCTCTCGGTCTGCGCGGAAATGCGATCAGAAGACCGATACCTGACCGCGAGTACCGTCACGCCCGCGTATGAGGTCGGCGCCTGGAGCTGCGAACGCAGGCCGTACCATTGCAGCGTGTCGCGGAACTCCAGTTCGTTCTTCCCGATGGGGTAGCGCTGCCGCATGCGGATCTCTGGTCGCATGGCGTACGGGAGATTCAGGCGCGTCGTGAACCCGATTTGGTCGAGTGTGGCTCCGTTATGCTGGTAGTCGAGCGAAGTCCATGCGCCACCGATATCCATGTCGCGGTACTGGACCGTGTAGTAGCCACTCAAGGGGATTTGGTTGCCCTTGCGGTCGATGAATATCAACCCGTTTGGGCAAAAGATATCCCACTCGACAACGCTCGTTTTCTCGCCCGCCGGGCACGCCGGGAATGGGCCGCGCCAGCCTCCTTCGGAGTTCGAGGTATCAACGGTGATGCGCGACGTACTGGAGTTCAGCGGGGAGAAGCCTGGCCAGGTTGGATCAGTAGCCCCAGCAGACGTCAGGCGCTCTACGGTGATCTGCTGGGCGCTGTACGCAGTGATTCGGAACCGGAGCCCGCGCAAACCGATTGCAGCGTCGCCGGCCCCTACCTGTAGGGCATTTACGGGGGCGCCGCTATCGTAGTTCAGCGTCAAGTTGGTGGAGTTCACGGTGTTTACGACGTAGAGCCCCGAGTTGGCGCCGACAACCTGAATCTCAGTTCCGACCGACAGGCCAAGCTGTGCGATATCGCCCGAGATCGTGTCGCGCGCGCTTCCACCACCGTCGACCACTGTGTACGGATACTGCGCCTCTACTCGCAGGATCGTCCCGGCAACCCAGTCAGACGGGAACGAGCCGGCGCCAGACGGGATGATGATGTTGTTCCCCGAGAACGTGAAGGTCGTGGCGGCTGGGTTCGGGGTGAGCGTCGAGGACTCGGTGAGTTCCAGGCCAGCATTACCTGTCGAGCTAGCGCCCACCTCCGGCGCGGAGTGCCACCAGATGGCGGATGGGTGGGAACCAAGACTCTGGCCTGGCTCGAAAATCTGGAAAGAGGCTTCCGCGCCGAGCGCGAGGAACGTGGTATCGCCGATTTTGACTCCGCCCTCCTGGATCTGGAACCGACCACGGCCGATGCACAGAAGCATTTCGGTCCACTGCTCGCGCGGGCCGGCAAAATACTTCCTCGGAGGCAGGATGTAGTCGGGGAAGATCAGCCGGTGGCCGGCAACTTCGCGAATTGCGTCGCCGAGCTTGACCTTGTTTCCTCGCGCGCTGGAGTCAGCCAGAGACTCGCCCTGCCCCGGGTTTGTGGGCATGCCGGGCAACTGTGGCATGAGCATCCGAAATGCGGACTGGACGCCTTTGAACAGTGCCGCGGTGATCGTGAACGGATCAGTCCCGCGCGGGAGCTTGTAGATCCTCACAATGTCGCCGCGGTCGATGATGCGCTCGGCCCACTCACCGGGATGGATGAACTCCTCATGGGCCTTTTTCTGCTTGTCGGTGAGATCATCGCAGAGCGCAACCTCAGCGGGGACAACACCGATAGAGAACGGGTGGACGTCGTGGCAGCGGTACCCAGGCGAATTCGCGGTCAGCCAGGCATGAATCGTCATCCTGCGGCCGATCGGATGCCGCTCCAGCGGTTCTCCGTCAAGGAGCGATGGGTAGATTTCGATCACGGTAGAAGACCACCTTGGAGTATTTGTCACCGAACTTCTGGAGCGGGGTGAGTGAAACCCCGCTTCCCGGGTTGATTTCGAGAACCCGGAGGCGTCCATCCACTTCGACCAGCAGACCTACGTGATCGAGCAGCCGCCCTCTGTAGGCCGCGGCGATGACCCCAGGTCCTGGCTCGCATTGCTCGAGCGCGCGGTGGATCTCCGCATCGCACGCCCTTTGCATCGTAACCGGGGTGCGCCGCGTGACACCGCCGAAGTCGGTCAGCATCGGCAGCCCGAACAACTCAACCCGCGCGATGAGCGTCAGGCCCCAGCAGTCAAGGCACGGCAGGGCCCGCCCGCCCTCGGTATAGATGGCGGTGAGGTATCTGTTCGGCATGGGATCAGGGCCAGTATTTGAGGCCAGGGAATTCGCTGACGTTGTAGATGCGGCGCAGCGCGGCAGTGTTGATGAGGTCGTAGTAGCCGGCCTCCACCTGGACAGTGAGACCTTCGAAACTCGACGTCTTGACCCTCATCCGGTACGGACGCTCAGCAGGTGCTGTGAGATCGCTCTCCAGGTACATCCGCAGGATCAGGGTGACATACTCGCCCGCCTCCAGGGCTTCATTGATACGCTGCTGGGCGAATCCGGTCACGTTGTCGATCGCAAAGCCAACGTTCTGGTTCCCGCTGTTGTCTCGCTTGGGAATCGATACGTCGATCGCACCGGCGATGAACGTCAGCAGCCGCCCGTCTTCGGTCATGCAGGTGATGTCGTCATAGCCCTGACAGATGAGGATAGGCTCGGGCCACGCCGGGCATGACAACTCGATCGTGGCGAGCTGCAGGTCCTCACCGCCTGAGGCATAGAACCGCTCAAGAGCCGTCGCCATGTCGAGGCCACTCCCTGTTCATCGCGATGTCGAAGATGTCAGCGAGGAGGATGTACTCGGGCAGAATCTCAGCCCACCCAGGATCGATGATCGAGCGCTCTCGCATCACGACGGTCGCGTTGAAGCGCCAGTGGTCGCGCCCGACGAGATAGCCACCGTCGTAGATCCCCTCGAAGTGCAGGTGGCACGGAACAATGCCTTCTTCCGTTCTGAGCTCGCACTCGAACCACTTGACGCCGTCTTTCAGGACGTCTCGGTACCACCCCTTGAACAGACGCGCCTGCTCAGCGGTGAACAGCCAAGAAACCTCCAGAGCAACCGGCACGCCGCTGAAGTTCCGTCGATAGCGTGCCCGGCCGCTCTGGAGGGCGGTCCTGGCCATTGGTTCAACCGTCTTGAAGCCATAGCCCTCCCTGAGCGGGAAGGGAAGGCCATCAGGCCATTTGATCATCGCCCTGCCCTCTTGAATCCATAGGCGCCTTCGATTGCTTTCGGGTAAAGCCCCTGGCCAGACGAAACCTTGTTGGCAAAGTCCTGCTCGACCGCATCGAGAGTTACCCGTAGGTTGTTCCCGTCCATGGCGGCGGTGGCGGAAACCGGCGGACCGTTGTTGATGATCTGCAGGCTGATCTGCGGCGAGCCTTGGGCGGAGGCGTCGCCGTTGCTGATCACCTCTCCACGGGTGTTCGGCAGCATGTACTGCCGGCCATTCGCAGCCTGGAATACCTCTGGCGCGCCGTTCTCGTTGATTCGGTACAGGCCATTTGCCTGGACGCCTCCGCCATATTGGCGTCCTCCGAAGAGGCCTAGCATCGCTGGGATTGCTGCTGCCATTGCAGCAAGGCCTGCCGTCGCAGCGCCGCCAAATGAGGCCACAGAGGCCGCAGCTGCAGCTGGGGCATATGCGCCAGCCAACGCCCCGGCCTGAGCAATGCCCTGGGCGGTTGCGGTCGCTTGCATGCTCTGCCCCATGATGAAGTTCTTCGCCTGTTCGATGCCGACCTTGACGAGGGCGCCCACGACCTGATTCAGCATGGCGCCGGCCAGTTGCCGCATGGCGTCAGCACCGTTGTTCGCCCCGGTTATCAGCCCAGTCAGAGCGTTCGTGCCGGCCTGCTGCACCTGATCCAGCGTTGCCATGATCATCTCGTTGCCGGCAGCCTGGCGGCGGAATCGCTCCTCCTCCAGTTGCTTCATCGTGGCATCGTGCTGTTGCTCTGCCTGCGCCTTGAGTTCCAGGTAGCGCTGGTCCTCGAGCAACTTGGCCTCGTTCAGCTTTTTCAGATTCTCCAGTTCGGTCTGGTAGCGCTGGTCTTCGCCGGCGATCGGGTCCATCTGCCCCAGCAACTGCTTGTTGGCTTCGACCTGTTGCGCTTCGTACAGAGCGGCGGCGAGCGCGCGGACCTGGGCGACCTGCTCCGGCGTGGCGTACTCGTTGAGTTGCAGCTCTGCCTGGGTCTGCATCAGGTCCTTGCCCTTCAGGCCGACAAGAGCGAGTTGCTGGCCGAGGCCAGCAATGGTGTCGATGTTTTCCTTCTGCGCCTGGGCGAGTTCCTGAGCGGCCTTCTTGGCTGCCTTCTGCGCCTCGGTGAGCTTCTTCGTGCCTGCCGTGGCAGCGGCCTCGGCGTTGACGGTACCGGTCTTCCCGCCCGATTTACCTGGCTGCGATGGAGTAGATAGCTTCGGTGCCTCTACCGGGGGCTTCTTCTCTTGGCTCTTGTAGAAGTTTTCAATCAACGCCTCAGTTGCCCGAATGTCGGCCTTGAGCTTGTTGATCGGGTCCTCGTTTTCGACCTTTAGGCCAAGCGCCCTTAGGTTGTCCCGAGCCTTCTCCAGCTTCGCAAGCTCTTCCCGTTGATCGGCTAGCGACTCATTGAGTCGAACAATGTCATCAGACGCAGCCATCCCGCCGCTAAGCTGGTAGGCCAGTTCTTCAGAAGCCCACTGAACTATCCGGACGGTTTCCTTCGCCCCGTCAATGATCTTGTTCAGCGCACCAACCACGCCAGCAGCCAGGTCCTGCGCAGCCTTGATGGTTTCGGGATCCTGTAGTATCTCGGCCAGCTTCGCGATATTGCTGGTCAGGATCTGGCTGGCGCCGCTCGACTCGTTCACCTTTCCGATGAACACCGTCATGCTGTTGCGCAGTTTGGTAAACGAGTCTGCGACCGATGTTTCCATCTCATCGGCCAATGCCTTGTTCTCGTCCCGGGTGCGGCGCAACCCTTCGTTTAGCGCCTCGACAGACAGCTTACCGCTGGCGCCCAACTGCCGGATTTCAGCCTGGGTCCGGCCGGTGGCCTCGGCGATGCCCTCTACGATCGACGGCGTCGCGGCCATGATCGAAGCCCAGCCATCGGCTTCGACCTTGTTCTTCATCAGCGCCTTGGACCACGCATCCATGGCGGTGGTGGCTTGGTCGGCGCGCGCGGCGTCGCGAACCAGCGCGTAGGAGAACGAATCGGTGATGTCCAGGACGTCGGACGTGGTGTAGCCGAGATCCCTGAGCGTGTCAGCCGTAGCCAGGTAGACCTCTTGAGCCTCGCTCAGCGCCCGGAAGGTGCCGTTGGCGGTCTGCAACAGGCGCTCCTGCACCATGGCGTACTCTTCGGCGCTGCTGGTGGCGTTCCGAATGCGCGAGGCCATCTGGCCGTACTGGTCGGAAAGCTCGATGACCGACTGGAGCGTCCGGAGCGAAAGGTAAGCGGCAACGACCCGGGTCAGCCCGCTGTATGCCGAGGTTTGGGCGCCGATCTGCTGGTTGGCCTGCCGCACAGCCCCAGCCACCCTGGTCATGCGGGTCTGCAACTTCCCAGCAGTCGCATCGGTCCGCTGCATGGAACCCTGCATGCTGTCCAGCGAGCGATCGGCGGCATTCGCACCGTTGACGAGGCTGGAGGTATCCGCCTCGACGGTGTAGTAGATGCTGCCGACATTCTCAGCCATCAGGGTGCTCCTTTCGCCCGCGCCTTGCGCTTGGCCTCGATCTTGTCGAACCACTCCATCGTCGCGTCATGCTCTGCCGCGGTCGGGGCTCTGGCGCCCGGAGCGTTCGATTCGGTTGGGGGGTATTTCGCGTGCAGAGCGCCGATCAGGCCGGTCATGGTCATGGACCAGGCTTCGCGCTCGCTCAGCCCCAGGTGCGCTATCGCCGTCGCGACGTACTCCCGCGCAACGAATTCCCCCGAGTAGTTCGGCTCTTCGTCGTGGCGCCGGGGGAGTGGCGGAAGCGCTCCTGTGACGCCGTGCTTCAGCAGGCAGCGCGCGAGAGGCACAAGGTGCTCGACGTCCGCAGTTCCTGGCTGGTAGACCAGATTCTGGTCGTAGTAGCCAAACACGTCGGACAGATCCTGCTCACTACAGGCCACCACCACGGCCAGGGCGTCGGCGAACTGGTCCGCCTGGTGCTTCTCGGTGATCGGGTCGCTCATGACGCGCGCGAAGACGTCGACAATCTCGGCCGGCGTACCGAGCTGGGTCATGGCGTATAGGGACGGCCGCAGGAGAAAGAACTCCCCCGAGGCCGTGTGTACGCCTATCTCACCGATCTCGGTGAGGATCACGGCGCAGTAACGGTTACCGGAACGGTGACGCTCACCGACGGACGCGCCGCGCTGGTGATTTTCACCGTGGTGGTACCGACATCAACACCGGTCACCAGGCCGGTCGAGCTCACGGTTGCAATGGCCGGCGCCGCGCTTTCGTAGACCAGGCCAGGAGCCGCGCCAGTCGGGGATACAGCGGCGGTCAGTTGCTGGGTGGCGCCTTCGGCGATCGAGACGGAGGTCGGCGAGACGGTAATGCCCTGCACCAGCGGGATGACCGTGACGGTTGCGGTATCGGTGACGGTCGGGGCGACGCTGGAAGCAGCGGTGATCGTGGCGGTGCCGGCCGACAGCGCGCTCACCTCGCCGGTAACCGCGTTCACCGCGGCCACGGTCGGCGCACTGGAAGTCCAGCGCAGGCCTTGCGGAGCGCCAACAGGCAGCACGACGCCCTCGAAGTTGAAGCCTTCGCCAACGGTAAGCGAGAGGGTCTCCGGCACGACCTGAATGCTGGTCGGGTCCGGCGCATCCGCGTCGGGGGTATCCTCGACGATCAGGCCGAAGTCGGAAGCGGTCGCCGAAGCCTCGAAGCTGTAGGTGGTGACATCGTCGTACGGCGCGGAGCGACTGAGGTTGCTGATGAGCATGAATGCGGTGAAGGTCAGGTCCGGGAAGGTCATGCGCATCCAGACAACAGGCTGTCCGCCGGTCGCGTCCGGCTTCACGACATGCTTCGTCAGGTCGATCAGGTTCTGCGCGCCGGCACCGGAGGCCTTCACGGTACCGTCACCGGAAATGGTCAGCGTCTGGAAACTGGCCAGGTTCTCCCGCAGTGCGCCAACCGAGTCGGAATCAGTCGCGTCGATGGTGTCCCACTCGACGGTGAATTCCTTCGTGCGGAGCGACCCGAAACGGCGCCAGTCATTCTCCGCCGGCAGCGCATCGCCGCACCCGATGTAATGCTCGAGCACGACGTCGCGGCCCGGAAATTTGAGCTTCTTGCAAGCCATGTCTGGCCTCCTGATTAATAGAGAACTTCAAGGTCCAGGCTGTACCAGGCCCGGTTTTCGGTGGTGTACCCAGGCCCGATCGGCTCGCCGATTGCCCGAACAGATGCGGCGCCACAGGGGACGCTGTCACCAAGCGCTACCTGCGCCAGGGTCTCGATTGAGTTGCCGACGTCGACAACGTGTTTCCGGACGCCCTTCGGGCCGAGGAGGATCACCTTGAACCGCAGGCGACGAATGTCGACCTGGGTCGGGGGACCGCCGGTTTGCTGGATCGCTGCGATGAATGCCGAGTCGAGCGAAGGGTGGTCGACCCACATCCCGCGGCTGTACTGGTAGCCCTCGCCCAGGATCGAAGCCAGCCAATCCTGGAAGGCGTCGTAGGGGGTCATACGCGGTAGGTCCTGCGAAGGATGGCCGGGATAGCTGGAATGATCTGGTCAAAGCCCTTCGTGAGAAATTCAGGCTCCGCATTCGGGTCCCAGTAGTCCCCCCGGCTAGGGTCGTTCTCGTCCCGTGGCTGGCCGGCGAGAGTGCCTGGCGCTTCGTGGACTGCTGCTGCGTAGGCAGCGGTGTAACCGACGCTACCCTCGACACCGTTGGGGCCAACAGTGATCTGTGGGGCCGTTTGGCTGTTGACCAGAGTCGATGTGTCGATCGGTGTCATGGTCTGCGCCATTGTCGCCCCCTGGCTCAGCACCTCATAAACAGCGCGTTCGGAAACGCCGCCGGCGATGTTTTCGACAGCCACACGAAGATTCCGCCGCACGCGGTCGATGCCTTGGATTGCCATGTCAGGTCACCAGTAGAAAGTCCGGCTGCTCGCCGAAGAAGCTCATGTCCCAGTTCGTCACCGAGCGAATCTCTTCCCAGCCGTTGGAGCCGTCGAACTGGAGCAGGTCCAAGTACTTCGGCCGGCGGTCTTCGGTGAATATCTGGTGCCGCGATACGAACTCAGCCCCCCGCGCTCCAGATTGCCCGCCCTCCTCCCGCATCTGCTCGCTCTTGGCGGTCCAGGTGCAGGCGATTTCGTACTCAGGGCCGTAAACGGCCTCCTGAGTCGAAAGGTCGAAGTGCAGAAATGGCCGAACCGTCGCCGTGTTGGTGTAACTCCAATTCGCTGTCGTGCTCATGAGTCACCACACATGCAGCCGCCTCGTGCGATCCAAAGGCCGCCATGGGCGGTTTGGGTTGGATTCGGCGGGATCAGTCCCGTCGCACATCCGTACTTGTCCAGGGCGTTCAGCAGGGCCAACTGCGCCTTCCAGCGATCAGCAAAGGCCTGGTAGCGGAACGATCGAGAAGCGCCGGATGGGGCCGTCTGGCTGCTGATGTACTTGTCGGCCTGGGCCAGCGCAAACAGCGCCAGCAGGTAGGCCTGAATCAGCAGCGCGGTCGATGCCGGGTAGTGGGCATCCAGGCAGTCCTGGATCTCCTGCAATTGCTCCACCCACGCCGCGAGGATGAAATCGGGCACGTTGTCGATGCCCTGGCTCTGCAGGTACTGCCGGGCCTGTTCAACTGTGATCATGTCCGATTCCTGGAAGAAGAAGGCCCCATTTCTGGGGCCAGAAACGACGAAGCCGCCCGCAGGCGGCCTCTCGTCACGCACACTTGGCCGGGAACAGCTTCGCCAGTTCGCCCTCCGGCAGCAGGGCGGCAAGCGCTTCCTCGCCCTGGCGGCCATCGAACTCGATCTTCAGCTCCTTCAGGCGCGCTTTGATCAGCTCGCGGCGCTCGCTACCGTCCGGGATCGCCGGGGTCAGGGTGCCGGCCTGGGCCTTGGCCTGCTCCCGGATACTCGCTGCTTCCGCGTTGGCTGCGGCGATGATGCCTTCGGCCTGGGCCTTGGCTTCGTCGATCATGGCATCGACGGATACACGCGCTTCGGCGAGAGCTTGCCTGGCCGCTTCGTCGACCTGGGCCGAAACGTCCAAGGTCAGGCTTCCGTTCCTGAGTGCGCCAACCTCGCGCACGTTCGGCAGGAGCGCAGCGGCAAGTGATTCGAGCTCCAGCACCTGACCCTTGGAAACGCCGTTCCAGGGCTTGATCACCTCGTATTTGGGCATGTCGTTCTCCTTACGCCAGGTTGGCGCCGTAGATCACGCCGGACAGACCTTCGTCGTCCTTCTTCACCTGGATGCCCATGGCGCTCATGATCTGGAAGTTGTAGTTGACCTGCGGCAGCTGGCGCGGCAGCGGCACAACGCCGGTAGCCATGCCGACCAGCGGGGTGACCACGTCGCGGCGGCGCTGATAGCCCAGGAACTCGTTGCCCGACAGGGCGAAGGTCTGGCGAACCGCGCGCGCCGGGATGAAGCGCATGACCGCATCGAGCACGGTGCCGGCCACCACCGCGTTGGCACCGCCGCCCATGGTGATCATGTAGGGCTGGGACAGGTTGGCGTTGATTTCCGGGGAAACCCAGAGAACATCGTAGGCGTCCACCTTGTTGGCACGCGCAGCTTGGCCGAATGCGCCTTTGGTGAAGAAGTCGATGATCTGCTGCGGCGTGGCGGTGGTCAGGTCGATGTTCGCACCGCCGGCGCCGGAGCCCAGGTTGACCTTGATGGTGTTGCGGTGATTGCGCAGACCCTGAGCCGGGTAGTTCTCGACCTGGATGTTGGTGGCGCCGTCCAGGGTGTAGGCAACGATCCGCTTGTTGAACTTGCGGAGCTTCGCAGCCTGCGAGTCCAGAACCAGGTCGATGCCGACGGTGTTCATGCCGGCGGCATGGCGCCAGTTGACACCGTAGCCGGCGGTGAACACCGGAATGGGGTCGCCATCGGAGTTGTACTCGGTGTGATCGAAGGAGTACGGGGCCTGGCCGTCGATGCTCACCGACACGTCATCGGCGATGTCGCCGACCACGTTGTAGAGCTTGGCGGTCTTGCCGATCGGCAGCACGGTCTGCACCTGCAGGAGATCGTTGACGATCTCCATGCCGGTTTCCTGGTTGCGGTACTGGATGATCTGGGCGTCGACCTCGGCCCAGAACTCACGACCCAGGCCGGCGAGCGCGTTGCAGGCCAGCATTTCGGGGGTCATGGCGCCGCGGTGGCGGGTGATCATCGCAGCGTTTTGGTTGTTCCAGATGTTGCGGTTGGCCTGCAACTCCTGGTAGTGGCCCATCAGGCGAGGATGGGCGGCGATTGCTTGCTGGGTGAGGAACATGTGTCCGTACTCCTATTAGGGCGCCGGGGCGGCGACACTGCCGACACGGAAGCGGATGCGGATGAAGTCGGTTTCGCCGGAGGCGATGACTGCATTGTCCTGGCTGTACCCGAGGACCGTGTCGGTATCGCTCGACGCGATGGCACCCTGGCCGCTGGTGCCGAGTTTGATCGGCGTGTCCTTCTTGTAGGTGCCAGCCGGGCATAGCACGGCGAGCTCGCGACCCTCTTCGACGTAGTTGCCCACGGCCGAATGGCCGGCGGGAACCGCATCGCGGATGTTGAGTCCTTCGTGGTGAGCGCAGTCGATGACGTAGAGGCGGCCAACGCTGGCGCTTGCCTGGGCGAACAGGTCGCTGCCATTGATCACGGCGAACGTGCCGGGCAGGAGTGCCGCGGCGGTCTTGCGGGTTTCGGTCTTGAACAGCGACTTGCCGTCGATGTTCACGCGACGATAGCGAGACATGGCTTACTCCTTCGGCAGGTTGGCGATATCGGCGGTGAGTCCGCCTTTGTCGCTGGCAGCATTGGCGCCCAGCGGAGCGGATTCGCCGCACTGCTTGAACATTTCCTTGAGCGCGTCGCCGGCCAGGCTGTTGGCGATGACCTCGCCAAACTTGGCCTTGACCGCTTCGCGCATGCTGTCTTCCTCGGCGCGCTGGTTGGCGGTCAGCGTATCGGCCAGCGCCTTGTGATTGGCGACCAGGCCGTCGACCTTGTCGGCCAGGGGCTTGATGATGGTGTCCGCCAGTTCCTTGATGGCGCTGGAGGTGTTGGTGCCGATTTCCTTCACGATTTCGGCCTTTTCTTCGGGGGTCAGGGGCATGTCGCCCTCCTTCTCAGGTTGATCAGGCCGAGCCTGACGATGGGTGAAAATGTTCTTGATGCTGTTGGCCACCATGGCGACCCAGGACTCTTGCCTGACAACGGGCTGGCCGGATTCGTCGAAGACGATCTTCCCTGCCTCGACCTTGTAGCCGTACACCTCGGTCACACCGCCATTGCGGCTGATCACAGCCTGAGAGTCGGTGAAGTCGGCAACCCATGCGTACTGATCGGGCCCGGAGGCGAATCGCTCCTTTGCGGCGCGATCGAGACGCTGCTCCCGCTCCCGATAGGACTCGCCAACCAGAGCGCCGGAATTCGGCTGAAGCGGGACAGCCTGGTCGGCGTTTACCATCAGGCCGACGCCCTGCTCAGGAGTGGCCGCCCCTACTTCGTGCAGCAGGATCGCGTCGTGGTCCATGCTCTGGATGTCGGCGACCCACTCCGCGCCCTGGGCACGCTGGCTTTCGTCCGGCTCGATGCGATTGAGGAATGCGGCAACGCTAGTATGGATCGGGGGGACGTCCTCCCCCTTCTCCAGCGCTTCGACGCGCTGCAACAGTTCACGGCCGCCCTCCGTGGACTTGGCGAACTCGACGTCGACCCACTTCTCCATGTAGACCCGGTTGCCTGACTTCTTCACGTTGCGGTTCCAGGCGCCGACGTGGGCGGCGTTGATCCCTTCAGGCGAGAACGCAGACACGAACTTCCCGTCGACCATCGGGTGCCCGAGCGGCGCCAGCGTTCCCTCCAGGCCTGGGTAGTGCTTGTCGATCTGCTCGGCGGTGTAGAGACCACCGTTCATGATCACGCCGGCCGGCAGGGTGTAGCTCGGCAGAACCAGATGTTCGCGCCCGTTGTGTGTCTCACGCCGAATGCTGGCGCTGTTGACCTGGGTGGTGATGTTGACCTGCATGGGCATGGCTCAATCCTCTTTCGCCCAGGGCCCGCGCCCTTTGGCTTTCATGACTTGGTAGTTGCGGCGCGCGCGCTCGACGATGGCCGGGACCACCGGGTTCCCTTCGTCATCGACCAGTACCTCGACCTGGCTGCACTTGCAGTTGATCGAGTTTCCGTCTCGGCTGTACCAGTTCCTCACCTCGTCCGAGGTGTAGAGCCTGGCGTGCCTGGCCGCATGGGTTGCCCTGGTGCTGGGGGACAGGGCCGACATATGCATCAGCTTCGACTGAACGCCGTAGTCGGCCTCAGCAGCGTCTTTTTCGTCCCAGCGAGCCCTTCGGAGAGCGGTTGTGACTTCGGTGCGTGCGATGCGATGGCCGCGACGCGCCTCGATGCCGGTCTGGGCGGTCAGGTCCCGTGCGATTTCGCGGGGATTCTTCCCGCGCCCCATGCCCTCGGCGAGAATGCGCGCCATGTCGGCCTTGACTTGGCCGGACAAGCCCTTCATCTCCTCGAACTCCCGGGCGCGAAGCAGTGCCATCCGCGCGCGGTAGGCGTCAGATCGAAGCAGGACATCCAGCGATTCCCGGCCGGCGCGGTATGCAGGCGATTGCTGCGCCAGGTTGGCATGCGTCTGTGCGGTACCGCGGATGTAGGCAACCCCGACATAGGATTCAAAGAACCAGAGGTCGCGCTCCCCGCCCTCCTGCAGTATCTCGTCGACCATCAGGTTGGTGTCGGCGAAGATCGCGGAAAGAAGGGCCTGGTCGAGACGGTAGGTGTACTGCTCATTCACCACCGGCTGGGCCGGGATTCGATCCAAGGCAGCGACATAGCCATCCCGGATTTTCCGCATGCGCCTGTCGAACTCGCGCATTGCGCCCCTTTCCAGTCGATCTACCCCGGTCGGGTCACTGCTGCTCGCCGGTAGGATCGGTGCGCGCGGCATCTTCATCCTCCGGTTCGGTATCAGGCAGCGGGTCACCGCCCACGAGCGGGTCGTAGCCAGCCTCTTCGCGGATCTCCTCCGCGGTGAATACCGGCTCGCCAGTGCCGATTGCGGCGCTGTTGATCTCGCTCATGGTCTTGGAGTTGGCCAGGCGCTCGGCCTTGGTTGGAACGGTGAGGTCATCCCAGATTGCCGTAAACTCGGCCTTCAGAGGGACCACGCCGATGCGCATCAGGTGCCCGAACAGGTCGTTGATCTCGAACGTCAGTTCTTGCACCCGGCGCGCCTGGCATCTGGCGTTGTGGTACTTCTGATCCTCACTGCTCGCCCTTTCGCCGGTCTGCATGCCCACCAGGATCTTGGTCGGGATGTCGACGCCGGCGGCGGCGGTTTGCAGGTTGACGTTGTAGGTCGGGCCAGGGTCGGATACCGCAGAGACCAGCTGAGTGGCCGTCGCCCCTTGGGTCGGAAGCATCACGTCGTTGCCGCGGTTCAGCTGGCGTGTGGCATCGTTGAACCGCTGGTTCAGCTGGTCAAGCGAGACGCCGTACATCGAGGCGATGTTGTTGAGGTCGATTTCCTTGTCGAAGTTCAGCAGGAGCTGGCGTGCGGCGTTCTTCAGGAACGATTCGCCACTGCCTCCCTCGACCTTCTCCAAGCTGATGAAGGAGTTGTAGGCAGGCTCCAGGAATCCGATTGCATCGCCGGTCCAGTCTCCGAGAATGAACACCCGGTCCGGATGGATATCTCGCACCAGACCGGGACGACCGGCTTGGGAGGCCTCGGTGTATTCCCACATGGTGGGCTGCCCGTAGGTCTCGCTATCCTGTTTCTCGTCAAACGTCTTGGGCTTAAGGCACCCGGCCCAGGCCGGGGTGACCTTCGCCAGGCCATTGACCTTTCCCGTGACAGGCCTGTCCCACGGCTGGCTATCCCTGATGTGCAAGAGCAGCCCGGAATAACGACCAACAAGGCGGCGCCGGTCGGCTTCGGAGACAGCCCGCCAGAACCTGCCGCCTGCTATCAACGGCTTGTTCTTCCTCTCCCACTCGGTTTCGTCCTTGGAACGGTCCTGGTCGTCACCCTCGATGACCTGCGGATTCGTCTTCCAGCAAGTGGTGACGATCTTCTCGACCGCGCCATGGGCGATGCCGCCCCGGCGGTACATGGTGTACAGGTCGTTGAACGTGATTTCCTGGGGGAATCCGTACTCGCACCATGCCTGTGGCCGCTTCGCGTCATGGCCAATGCCCTGGTTCAGCAGGCTCAATCGGGCACGCGCGATGGCACTGCTCATCGCGTGATTGACCGCGAGGTCGAGTTTGTCAGTCATGGTCAGTCCGATTTCAGGATGAGGCCTGGCTTGTCCGTCTCGCGGACCAGTTCGACAGAAGAGAGGTTGGGGTCACGCCATACCATCGTCCCTTCGGCACCGGCGTTCTCGACCGCCACGGTGCGGGCGCATGTAGTGCAGCGCGCACGGACAACCATGGAGCGGCTGGTAGCGCGCTCCTTGAGGATGAAGATGGCCATCAGCGGGCTCCGGGTAGCAGCATACCGACCGCGCCGCGGCGCTTGATCAGCGGGCCCAACGCGTAGCGGCTCGCGTCCATGAAGTGGTTGTTCTTGTCGATGATCTCGGCGAGCACGTCACCGGTCAGGCGGTCGACCTTGTAGCTGTAGAGCCGGGCCTCGCGCAGGAACCCGGTACAGCGCACGTGAATGACAATCTCGACGTAGCTGCGCAGATGCGCGATGCCATCCTCGACGCTGCCTTGCCACTTCGCCACCGGCTCGATGCGCGGCAAGTTGGCGCGCTTGTGGTCACGCCCCTTGCTCTTGACGTGGCTGATTGTCTCCGGCCTGGCCGAATCGGCCCGCACGGCGTGCAGTTCGATGCCAGGCAGACGGTCGATCATGAACTGGGCGATGTCGTCGTTTTCGAGGCCGACCTTGCTGGCTTCGTACTCGACCCAGAGCCGGCGATCGTGCACCCAGAGCTTCACGCCGGCTGTGGGGTCCTGACTGAACCCCCAGTCCAGGCCGTAGTAGGGGCCATCCCAGCCCGGTTCAGGCGTGAACTCCGCCACTCGGTACTTGCCGGACAGGATCTGCGCGTCGCTGTTCTCGCGGTAGGCGCCATCCCAGATCCAAGCGTAGGTCTGGTCGTCCAGCGACTCCCTGTCGTTCAGGCGCTCCTGATCGAGGACGTCGGGGAACCAGGGATTATCCGTGTAGTTCAGTTCGACGATCTTGGCGCCGGCCGGCATGTTTTTCCGGAACCGGGTGTCGGTAGGGCTGCCGTCCTTCTCCGGGTTCCAGGTGATCCAGACTTCGGAGTCGCACTCGCGAACCGTCGGCACCAGCTTCTGCCAGGCGATCTCACTGACGTTCTCGGCCTCATCGACCCATGCGATGAGGATGCGCGCCTTCGACTTGATGCTATCGAGGTTGTGGCGTAGGCCGGAGAACGAGAACCACACCCGTCGGTTGCGGGTGCGGATGAACTTCTCGCCGATCTCGAAGTAGGCGTTGAGCCAGGGTTCGGATCGGATCGCCTGCTTCACCTCCTCCATAGAGGAGTCTTCCAGGCTGTTCATGTACTCCCGGCCGCAGAGAATCTGCCCGGAGATAGCAGCCTCGGCGAACATGTAGGCCCGGATCGCCGCCATCTTGGCAAAGCTGCGGGTCTTGCCGCTGCCTCGCCCGCCGTAGGCGCCCCTGTACCTCGCGGGCCCGGAGAAGACCGGAATCAGCTTCGGTGGGAGTTCAATCCGTGCTTTCACCAGGCGCCACCAGTTCGATCATGGTCGGCATGGTGGGAATCGGGCCGCCGCCGGGGCCCGAGTGCTCGAACTTGTCGGTGAACACGCCGTGGTGGCGGCCGAGCAGTTCCAGGTTCTTCACCTTGTCCGGCCATTTGATCTTCTTGAGGATGCCGACCGCCGCGCGGGAATCGCCCTTGCCCTCGAACATCTCGGCCAAGTCGAAGCCGCTGAGGTACTGGCGCCAGGCCTTGGGCCACTGGCTGAGCGGGCGGAGGGTCAGGTCATCGTTGACAATGTCCAGGAGGTCCATCTGATCGATCTCCTCCAGGCGCCGGACGACGTAGTCGGCGTCAGACCTGGTGCGCTCGGCGCGCTCCTTCATAGCCGCCTGGATGGCGGATGTGATGTCCGGCTTCTGCAGCAGTTGGTAACCGATCTCGGACGCGCGATTCTTGCTGTACCCGGCCCTGATTGCCGCCTGGGTCGCATTGAGGTCGAGCAGATACTCGGCGACGAAGCGGCGCTGTTTTGCTGTTAGCGCCATGGATCACCTCAACTGAGCCTCAGGATGGGCGCGATGTTGCCCTTGTTGCGGTAGACCAGCACCAGCAGCACCAGCAGGACCGCCAGCAGATACGGCGATATCGGCGTTGCGTGGCGCGCCATCAGCACGGCCAAGCTGATCGACAGCGCCTGCATGCCGGTCCCAGCGGCGAGGATGTACGCACAGAGCGAGACGCCGAACCGGTACGTGGCACCGTGGCGCTGGTACGTGAAGATGCGGCAACTGATAGCGCCGCAGACGGCCGCAGCCGTCAGGGTTACCAGGTCAACCATCCCTACTCCCTCCGAACATGCCGACGATGCGCTGCAGAACGATCTGGAGCCATGCCGGCGCGCGGCCACCAATCATCCAATCGAGCACGCCGATCAGGATCGTGACGATCAGCGCGGCGGTGACCAGTGCGGGCAGCCCGGAGAACTGGGTCGCGCCCCGCCCGACAGCCTCGGTGGCGGCGTAGTAGCCGCCCACCCAGGACGCCAGCAGGTAGCCGAGGCGCCTGGCCATGGTCAGGTCGTGAGCCCAGAGCACGAACAGCAGCGCGCCGGCGAAGCCGCCGATCACCGCATTGACGTCGACTCCGGGGATGATCGCGGTGGCAGTGAGCCCGACGGCGCCGGCTGCTGCTACTGCTCCGCTGCTCGTCGGTTCAGCCATGTGGTACTCCAGAAACGAAAAAACCCGGCGCCAGGGCCGGGTTTTCAGGGGAATCTGTTGATTGGGTGCAACTGTGCACAATGGCAAAACGATACCCAAATGCTCGCCAAATCGTCAAGCGACCCGTTTCAGGCGCTCCCGCTGGGCCCAATAGGCCGCCACGCGGTCATGGTAGCGCTGATGGACACTGGGGCATTCCAGGATGTCCTCGCCCCACTCCTCCCGGTATGCCTCCCCGTACCGCTTCATCCTCGCCGCCCACCGCGCCAGCTCCTGGTCCGACATCCCGCGCAGACGTTCCGCCAGGCGCTGCTGGTGATGCTCCCGGCGTTCGGCGTAGGCCTCGGCGCGCTGCAACGCCGCCACATCGCGGTCGACCTGGTGCCAGCGCCAGCCCGGCCCCTTCCGCAGGCCGCACTGCTTCGCCACCACCTCGGCGACCGGCCTCAGCGCCTGGGCATCCAGCTTGTCGACGTGGCGCGCCAGCCGCTCCCAGGTGCTGGCGTAGTCGCGAGCCCAGTGGCTGGGGTCGATGCGGCAGCCCAGGCGCTCCTCGATGAACAGGCAGACCTCGCCCGGGCGCAGAGTGTCGCGGCCGTTGACGGCGCGCTTGTGCGAGTTGATCGCCGCCAGCGCCATCCAGTAAGCCCGCTCGCCCTGGCGCTGGGTCAGTTGGCCAAGGCCGGCGCCGATCCAGACCAGGCCGTGAGCGATCGCCACGTCGTCACCGGTGGCCAGCGGCGAGTACAGCGTGTGGCCGAAGTGCTGCAGCGGCTTCGGCAGCGAGCGGATGGCAGCCTGCACCAGGCCGGCGGCAAGCATGTGGGCGCTACGCCCATTGGTGTCCTTGCGGTCGGGGTGCGTCTCGTTGGCCACCCGGCCCTTCTTGCCCAGCGCGGCCTTGTCGGCCGCCACCGCCAGCACTGAGCTCCGACTCTCGTAGAAGGCGTCGTGCCAAGCCTGGCGCGCGCTGATCAGTCTCATTTCGACTCTCCCCTGTAGTTTCCTGTAGTCACTGCTCGCCCTCGAGGAGAGGGACGACTTTCACTCGCACGCCTGGCGTTTCGCCGTAGCGCTTCCCCACCACCGCCTTCACGACCTGGACGTCGTCCTTCCAGACAACGCCGTTCAGGCCGTCGTAGATCGCTTTGATCACGTTGTCCATATCGGGCTTCTTGGTGGGGTACAGGCCGCCGGCCAGCGCCAGCGACTTCCGCTTTTTCGACATCGATTGAGGGATGCTGAGCGCGATGTCGAGCTCGACCAGCACCGGGCCCTCGAACAGCGCGCGACCCAGCATGGCCTGGTGGCCGGCGTGCGCGATCAGCCCCTCGTAGTTCGCCGTCTTCGCCGGCGTGAACATCCTGGCGTGGGCGCCGACGCGGCCGATACGCGGCCTCCCCTTCCCCACGGGCTCGCCGGGCACGGTGAACATCACTGGACGGAGGTCAGCCATTGGCGCGCCCTCCCTTCATCCCGCGGTAGCGCTCCGCCATGCTGGTGACCTTCGGCGCCTGCTGAGGCTCGTCGAAATCGAACTCGTCCAGCGCGCCCGGAGCGAGCTGCTCGAATCGCGAGTACTTACCCAGGAACGCGCACCGGACAGTGCTTGGCTCGCCGTTGCGGTGCTTCGCGATGATCAACTCAGCCACGCCGCGGTACTGGGTGTCCGGGTGATAGACCTCGTCTCGGTACACGAACATGATCACGTCGGCGTCCTGCTCGATCGCGCCGGACTCCCGGAGGTCGGACATCATCGGACGCTTGTTCGGCCGCTGCTCCAGCGATCGGTTGAGCTGCGACAGGACGATCACAGGGATACCAAGCTCCATAGCCAGCAGCTTGCACTGGCGGGACATGTCGCTGACGTCCTCGGTGCGAGTCGACTTGCCGGAGCTCTCCAGGAGCTGCAGGTAGTCCACCACCAGCAGGCTCAACCCATGGCGCTGCTTGTGACGCCGGGCCAGGGCCCGCAGTCGAGCGGCGTTCAGCCCGGGGCGATCGGCCATGTACAACTTCGAGCGCTTGACCTTCAGAGAGGCAGATCCCAGCTCGGCACCATGGCTGGACGGTGCGGAGCCGTCCTTGATCGCGGTGAGCGGGATCCGACCGAGCGATGCCAGGATGCGATCCATCAGCCCGCCGTTGGTCATCTCCAGCGAGACCACCAGGGCCGGGTCACCCAGGTCGCAGGCGACGTGCTCGGCAATGTTGATCGCCAGCGCGGTCTTGCCCATTGCAGGACGGCCAGCAATCACGACCATGTCGCCAGGCTTCAGGCCCATGAGCTTCTGGTCCAGGTCGCCGATGCCGGTTGCCAGACCATCCAGCTTCCCGCCGAGGTCGGAGCGGCGCTGCAACTCCTCGATGTGGTCGGTCAGCACGTCAGCGGCATGGCGCACCTCGTGCGTCGAAGTCTTCGAGTCGAGCGCCATGACCATGGCCTGAGCGGCGCCGACCTTGTCGGCCTGGGCGGCCTCGCTGAGCGCCAACTCGTGAAGTCTGTCCCCCGCAGCCGCCAGAGCTCGGTCAACCGCTCGCTCCCGGACGATCCGCGAGTAGGTTCCGGCGTTCGCCACGCTGGGAGTGTTCTGGATGATCTGGCCGATGTAGGCCAGCCCGGTGATCACCCCGTCAGTGGTTTGGACCTGGTATCGGTCGCCCAGGAATTCACCGACGGTCACGATGTCTGCCGGCTGGCTGTCGCTGTGCAGAGCCAGGATGGCGCGGTACAGGTCGCCGTTCTCTGGCCAGTAGAAATCCTCCGGGGTCAGCTCTGCCGACAGCACGTCGATCAACTCGTTGCGCAGGAGCATGGCACCCAGAACGCCATGCTCGGCTTCCAGGCTGAACGGGTCACGCATGGTAATTTCCCTCGACGATCTTCACGAAGTTCGACGGCGCGATGATCCAGTCGAACGTGGCGCGGAATGGCTTCGCACCGTTGCGACCGGGGACATTGCCCATCAGGAACGGGGAGGCCTTGACGGTTTCGAAGAGCTCTCGCCAGAAGTCCAGCGAGCGGTGGGCTTCGTGCTCCCTCCATCGGGCTTGCAGGTGGCGCCGTCGGGTGTCGTTCAGCAGGGCGACTGCTGGGAGCTCTGGCAGCACCTGGTGGTACAGGTCTGCAATGGCCTGTGCCGGGCACGGTTTGATTCCGTGGTGGTGGCCGTTCAGGCTCTCGGGTTGTTCAGGTTCGAACAGGTCTTGGTCGTTCGACTGACCCGGTTGAGGCGAAGCGTCAACAAGTCCTACGTCAGTAGGACTATTTCTTTCTGTATCTGTATCTGTATCTCTATTCGTTGAGTTTTGTTGCAACGAACTTTCAACGGTCGTTGAACGGGCGTTGGATTCCCGTTTGTGCTCCGCTTCTTTTCGGGCTTTTTTTGCCGCAGCCGAGGCCTTTCCGGCGGCAGAACGTTGGTTGCGGGTAGAGTCGACTGCCAGCAGGTCGCGCTCGATGCGTTCATGTACCCACTCGTTGCCGTTATCGTTGAAAAACTCGCTCAACGAAGCTTCAACGGCAGGCCAACGGTCGTTGGGAACCCGCGCAATTCGGGACAGACGAACCTTCGGTATTGGTTTGCCGGTCTGCCAATAGTTGAAAATCAGGAGAAGATAGGCCCCGTGTTCCTCGGTACTGAGGTGCATCGTATCGGCTAGATAGTCAGCAACGTAGAGCTGAATGTAGGGAAGAGCCGCCATTACACCGCCCTCCATGCGGAAGGAGTTTTAGCTCCCTTTGATCGGTTGCAGCGAATGCATGCCGTGATGAGGTTTTCATCGTCGTTACCGCCGCCCAGCGCAACCGGTACGACGTGGTCGCACTCCAGACGAACACGCCTGGCACCGCAGTACTGGCAGGTAAATCCGTCTCTCTCGAAAATACGTCGCCTGATCTTTCGCCAAACCTCAGCAGATGGCCTGGCTGACTGGATCGAGCCGAACATGGGAGCAATCGGCCAGGCATTCGCGAGAGCTACAAGGAGGCTCGGAAACCCAGAAAACACCACACCCGAAGCACAAAGATCCTCGAACGCGGACATGAAAGCGTCGCCACAAAGGCCGCTTTCTTTCTCGACCACTCGCCAATCTGGATAGCAATATCGGCGCGCCTCGGCGTGGCGGTGGGCAATGTCTGCCACACGGTGAGCGTCCTCGCTCAGCATCTGGACCTTCGGGTCGGTGGCGAACTCCGCGTACATGCGGAACCATTGGTTAGCCATGGCCAATCTCCGAAAGATTTACGGGGTTGTCGGAGATCGCAGCGCGGACCTTGCTCTCGGCCTCTTCCATGCTGAGGCCAAAGATGGTCATGGCCAGTTCTATGAGCATGTCGGTCGGAATGGGTGAGTCCCGCACGTCACACTCGAGCGGAACAAGTGGCTCAGGGATTTGCATGGAAGGCCTCCTTCGGCCTGCGTAACGATGCCCGGAGATGCGCAAGGCACTCCCGGCGAGCTTTCTCTTTCGCGATATCGCTGTAGCTCTGCTTGATCTGCTTGATCTGCTGGGCGGCCTGCAGAGCCATCTGCTGGTGAAACTCGACGCTTCCCGCCGGGACTGGTACGGCTCTACCGAGCCCGCTCAGCACGCAATCGAGTACCTCGGCGACCGGGCGAGCGTCCGGACCACGGAACTCTCCGCCGTCCGGCTGGCCAATCTGGAAGGACGGCACGGCTACCCCTGAACAAGGCGCGGCCGGCGCATCTGGTCGATCATCCGCAGCGCCTCATCGGTCGCCGCCCTGGATTCGGAGAGCTCCCGGTGGGCCTCCTGCAGTTCCTGGTCATCAGCGCCGTCGACGAGGTTGGCAACAGCCTGCTGCGCCTCACCGTTCTCCTTGATGAGTGTCCGGAGCATGCAGAGCACCTCCGGCCGCTGGCCGGCATCGCCGCCGATCAAGCGCACCGACACGCCCAGCGGCGTCAGGATGTCGCCCAGGGCCTGGACTTTCAGGTCAGTCGGCAGCGCCGCGAGGATGCTGGGTACGAAGTTCGCCGGCACCAGGTTGGTGTCCTTGGTTCCGTCGTCGAGCCAGCGGAACACGCGGTCGGCGTTGACCTTCATCCGATCGGTTGCATCGCGCGTTGGCGGATCGAAGACGATGCCGGTGACCAGAGCTCCCTGGATGCGCTCGTGCGCCTCCACGATGTGCTGGACGACGGTCTCGCGGCTCCACCCCTCTCGGCGGCGCCATTGGTTCACCACGCCGAGCAGCGTGGAGATCAGGGTGTGCGACTCATTCCGCATGCACTGCGTCTCCTACACGGTTAGGATCATTTCGCCATGACGCACGGATGACCGCGCTATCCCTGGTTCCCCTTACAGCGCGATGGCCGAGGAGGCTGAAAACTTGAAAATCGATCGCACGATTCAGAAAGCCGTTCTGGACCGCTTGGCGGACGCGTATCCCAATCCGGTACATACCGATGGGCTCTCCGACCTCTTCGACGACACCAAGATGCTCACCGCCTGCTGCGCCTACCTGCACGAGCACGGCCTGATCCGGGCGAAGATCACTGACTTCATGAGCGAGGGGCGCGAGCTGCTGTACGCAGAGATCAGCGCCAAGGGAATCGACTTTCTGGCAGACGACGGAGGTCTGAGCGCAATTCTGGGCCCGGTGACGATCAAGTTTCATGAGGACTCTCTCCGCCAGATGATCGAGCTACGTCTCGCCAAGGCGAGTGATCAGCAGGTGGCGCCGGAGGAGAAAACCCAGCTTGTTCAAGCGCTTCGAGGACTGCCCGCCGATTCCATAAAACACCTGACAACGCGACTACTGGACCTGGGCATGGACAATCTGCCTCGAGCAGTCGAGATAGTTCGTACGTTCCTGTCGTGACGCCCCCCACCTCCTCCGTTGAGCCCAGCGTGAAATGGAGGAACCCGATCCGGGGTCCATGGCTGGTGTGCAGCGGCGTGTAGAACTGGACGGGCAGATCGTGGGCGGTGACGCGGAGGAACAGCTCAGTGCTGTCCGGCTCGCAGCGATTGGCGAGCAGCACCAGGCCAAGCTGGGACTGCGTGAAGGTAGGGCCGCCTGCCACCCCGCCGAAGCTAGAGCTCGATTGCTCGGGGGTTAACTTGCTCGTCGACATGGTCAGGACGCCATCCGCTTAGGCTCGTCTTCTTCGCGAGCCTGAAGCGCGCCAGAGGATGCCTTCTCCAGGACGCACTGATGCTGATAGGAAAACCCACCTTCCGATTTGCACTGAGAAATGCGCCCAGGGCTTACGCCTAAGGCCTTCGCAATCGCTCGCCCTGTTCCGAAGTGGGTGAGCGCCTGTTCGTAATTCATACGGCTGCCTCCATGGTTTTGCTGGAGTTTAGAAAAATAAACAGTCGCGTGCAAGTTATCTAAACCAACAAGGATTTAGAATCCTAAACATGGACTTTTCAGACAGACTCAACCAGCGCATGGATGCCTTAGGCATCAGCGCCGCAGACATCTCCAGAGAGATCAAGGTCTCCAAGGGGACTCTCTCCCACTGGACCAATGGCACCAACAAGGCCAGAGGAAAGAACCTGATCGCCTTGGCCAAGGTGCTTCGATGCAGCGCCTCCTGGCTGGAAACCGGGAAGGGAGAAAAGGAGCTTCCCGCACATGAAGGGGCTCTTTCAGAGGCCGACTACGCTCTTATTCCCCAGATCACCGCTAAGGGTTCGTCGGGAAATGGCTACCTAAACGATCATGTTGAGGTCAAGGGTGGATTGGCATTTAAGCGCGACTGGCTTCGACGCATGGGGCTGAAGGCTGAAAATCTTCGCGCAGCCTACAACCAGGGAGACAGCAACTGGCCTACCCTCTCCGACGGAGAGGTCGTCCTGATAGATGTTTCCTGCAAGGAGCCCGCGAACGGGAAGATGTTCGCCCTGCATGATGCCGACCAAGAAGTGATCTTCAAGCGCCTTATCCGAGAGATATCAGGAGGATGGCTGATCCGATCAGATAATCAGGACAAAAATCGATACCCAGACCAGCCTGTCACTGATGACGGAATGCGCGGCGTAGACATTATCGGTCGTATCGTTTGGCGTGGCGGCGCGATGTAGTCAGGTGCCGACCGGCACTCGGGCTTTTGATAATCAAGGAGGTTTCATGCGTTTAATCGCCATAGCAGCAATAATGATCATGATGTCAGGTTGTGCCGTATCTCAACAAAAGCCGGTCCCGAGAATTCCATTCCCTGCTGCTGAATTTGCCGCTCTACCGACAAAAGGGACTGGCACATTGACTGGCCAGGTCTTTATGAAGACCGTTGGTGGAGATGTGAAATTCGGTGCAGGGAGCACAGTTTACCTAGTCCCCGTTACGTCCTACTCGAAACAGTGGTACGAAGTGAACTACATAGGAGGACAAGCGCTTGAGGCGCCAGATCCTCGATCAGGACAGGGGTCCATCACTACGGTGGCGGACGGGAACGGAAACTTCACATTCACGGACATCCCGCCAGGCGACTACTTCCTCAGTTCAACCGTCACTTGGCAAGCGCCATCGAAATACGGACTCCTGCCTCAAGGAGGCGTAGTGGCCAAGGTCGTGAGCATCGCTGATGGCATGAAGCTTCGCGAGATGCTCACACGGTAACACCCTTAACCAGAGGGACATAGCCCGCCTAGCGCGGGCTTTTTTGTGCCCGCTCAGTCCAAAAGTTTAGATTTCTAAAAAAACCCCTTGACCTTAATCGTTTAGTTTTCTAAATTTCACTTCAACGCCAGCAACACACCGCCGGCCAGGCCGCCGAGCCGCGCTCTTTAACAACCCGACAGCACAACACATCAACAACAGATCGCATTGCCTCTACCGGCGACCGGCGATCCGCACTCAGGCAATGCGGGCCTGGGCAACGCAGGAAGAACCTGCGGCGGACGAGGACCAGACCGAACCGAGCGAATGACCCGGAAAGCAATGCGCCCCGCCACCCCGGCGGTAATGGGCAGGAACCTGGCTGTGCCGCGCGGCAATCGGCGCCGCAGTAAGGGGAATGACAGCAATGAGCAACACCCGCGGGTTGTAGAAGCCCAGCAGGCGAACGCGGGAGAAACACCGATTTCTCAGATGCGCTTGGAGACAGGCGCATCGAGGAAATCCAACCGCCCCGGTTCGCCGGGGCATCACCAGCTCCAACCCATTTGCCCATCCGGGCGCCCTATCGCCCAACCCAGGGCAAACCTAAAACGGAGAATCGCGATGGCGAGCAAGAAAAAGGCTGCGTCCGAAGAGGTCGTGACCGCTTACAAGGGGTTCAAGCAAGACCTGACCTGCCGCGGCTACCAGTTCGAGATCGGCGGAACCTATAAGCACGAGGGTGAGGTAGAGGCATGCGCTTCGGGCTTCCACTCCTGCGAGTATCCCCTTGATGTCTTCGGCTACTACGCCCCAAGCGAAAGCCGATTCGCCATCGTGAAGGCTTCGGGGCATCTGAGCCGTCACAACGATGACAGCAAGATCGCCAGCGCCACCCTGGTGGTGGAGGCGGAAATCAGCATGCCGACCATGATCTCGCGGGCCATCGACTGGGTCATGAGCAAGGTAGATAAGTCGGTTGAGCAGACGGTGGTGGGCGAAACAGCGTCGAACACCGGCTACCAATCGGCAGCGTCGAACACCGGCTACCAATCGGCAGCGTCGAACACCGGCGACTACTCGGCAGCGTCGAACACCGGCGACTACTCGGCAGCGTCGAACACCGGCAACCGCTCGGCAGCGTCGAACACCGGCGACTACTCGGCAGCGTCGAACACCGGCGACTACTCGGCAGCGTCGAACACCGGCAACCGCTCGGCAGCGTCGAACACCGGCGACTACTCGGCAGCGTCGAACACCGGCAACTACTCGGCAGCGTCGAACACCGGCTACCAATCGGCAGCGTCGAACACCGGCTACCAATCGGCAGCGTCGAACACCGGCGACTACTCGGCAGCGTCGAACACCGGCGACTACTCGGCAGCGTCGAACACCGGCGACTACTCGGCAGCGTCGAACACCGGCGACTACTCGGCAGCGTCGAACACCGGCAACCGCTCGGCAGCGTCGAACACCGGCGACTACTCGGCAGCGTCGAACACCGGCAACCGCTCGGCAGCGTCGAACACCGGCGACTACTCGGCAGCGTCGAACACCGGCAACTACTCGGCAGCGTCGAACACCGGCAACCGCTCGGCAGCGTCGAACACCGGCGACTACTCGGCAGCGTCGAACACCGGCAACCGCTCGGCAGCGTCGAACACCGGCGACTACTCGGCAGCGTCGAACACCGGCAACCGCTCGGCAGCGTCGAACACCGGCTACCAATCGGCAGCCGAGGTCAGCGGCAAGGAGTCCGTCGCCGCATCCCTGGGCATCGAAGGCCGCGCTCGCGCATCTGCTGGTAGCGCCATCGTCCTATGTCATCGCGACGACGAGGGGCGCCTCATCCATATCCGCGCCAGCAAGGTCGGGGAGAACGGCGTAGAGCCGGACACTTGGTATCAGTTGAGCGCTGATGGTGAGTTCGTCGAATTCGAAGAGTGAGCCACCCGCGCCTGCCGGGTTCCCCAACGCAGGCCCGATCCACCTGGCTCCATCGCCAGGCTGTATCGGAGAGTGGTCTGAAATGCGCAGGCTGAGGCGCTGCCCCGGCAGTGGCACTGCAAATCTTACGGGGTCTTCCCGGAAAACAGCAGCGAGCACGGAGATCAGCACCGCCCTGGTCCCCGGGGCTGCACACCAGCCCTACCGCAATCTATCCGGAGACACACGATGAAGCGAAACGCCAACCCGGCGGCGACCGTTACTGCCTGGAATTCCGCATACCCCGTCGGCACCGAGGTCGACTACCGATTCCATCGCGGCGCGGCGCCGAAGCGCACCCGTACCACTACTGAAGCCCAGATCCTCGGCGGACACACCGCTGTCGTCTGGCTCGCCGGAGTGTCCGGTTGCGTTGCCCTTTCCCACTGCGAGCCGGCCTGAGCCCGCACGTCCAGCATCCTGAACGGAGTCACACCATGCTGATCTTGACCAGAAGACCCGGCCAAACCCTGCATATCGGCGACAACATCACCATCACGGTCCTCGGCAGCCAAGGCGACCAGGTGCGCCTCGGCATCACCGCCCCGGACGACGTCGCCATTCACCGCTCCGAGATCTACCAGCAGATCGGCAACGTCCGTCCGGTGCCGCCGGCGGAGTTGGTCGAGGCCTGGAACCGAGAGCACCCGGCCCAGGTGGCCGTTGAGTACCGTCCGCTCCGCGACTCCATCCCCATCCGCACCAGAACGCTCACTCAAGCCAAAGTTTCCGCCTCCGGCATGGCGGTGATCTGGCTAGAAGGCCAGGCCACGCCGGTGCTGCTGCGCAACTGCGTAGCGATCTCCTGACTTCGGCGCCTGGCCTATTGCCGGGCGTTTAACCCACGGCGAGCGCCCGCCGGTCCAACGGCGCGCACAACGGAGGATCTCGACATGTAGCCCAGCCCCAACGGCAGATCGCCAACATGCGGTCGAGCCTGTACCCAACCGCTTTCACATAAGGCGGTGCATGTAAGTGGAGACAGGGCGCTTGGCGGCGCCCTTCTCTTTCCTGCTCCTGGCATAGCCAGGGCGTAGCGGGGAGTGATTTGAATGCGTAGGTCGATGCGCAATGGGACGTGGCTGACTCATGAGGATGGCTCAAGCAAATAAGCCAGCTCGATGCCGCCTAAGAAGCGCCTTACGCCGGAGATCGACACCGGCCAGATCACCCCCCGCTGCGCATGCAGCGTTCCCCCTCTTCGCCCGGCTCCGGCCGGGCTTTTTTCAACCTCCATTCGAGAGCACCCACCACGGCGCCCCACCGGGCACGACTGCCGTGTGCCTGGGTGCTGCCGAATGCAGGTGAACCACGGAGAGCATCCCGATGTGGACATACCGCGAGCGCCGCAACCGCGAGGCTTTCAGCAACGCGCAACTCGCTTACGACCGTGCCGTCGACCCGCTCTGGGACCAGCCGGACCCGGAACCGGAACCCGAGGACGAAGAGCCGGAGGACGACGATGGCCTGGGCGAATGAGCGCGCCGAGGGCGTGATCGAGGAAGCGATCGTCGCTATGCGTCGGTCGGTGATCCCGCGCCACGACCAGTTGGTATGGCGCGGCCAGATCGAGATGGCCTACACGCTGGACGCCATCGGCACCCGGCAATACGACGACATGCGCCGCCGGCTCGACGCCGCAGCGGATGCGAGACAGCAGGAACTGAGGAGCATCGACCTATGACCACCCGCCCCGTTCGCTCGATCATCGACGACCAACTCGACGATATCGAAGAGTTTGCCGGAAAGAGCATCCGCCAGGCCGTCGAGTTGGCCAACCGCCACGGCTACCACAACCCGCTCTTCGCCAACATCTGCGGCGACCTCTGCGTTCTGCGCTTCCGGCGCAACCCCCGCCTTCACGCAACAACCACACTCACCCTGAAATGAGACCAGCCCCATGACTGCAGCTCTCGCATCGGTCGGCGCGCTCGACCGCACCAAGTACCTCGGCGGCAGCGATGTCGCCGGCATCCTCGGCATCAGCCCCTGGCGCACTCCGTTGGACGTGTACCTGGATAAGATCCAGCCGCGCACCGGTCCCGTCGACCCGGCGAAGCAGAAGATTTTCACCCGTGGCCAGCGGATGGAGCCCTACGTCATCGACCTGCTGGCCGAAGAGACCGGCCTGAAGATCATCGGTCGCGGAAACCGCTACCGCGACCAGCAGCACGACTTCATGGCCGCCGAGATCGACGCCGAGGCCGCCAGCGGCGAAAACATCGAGATCAAGACGGTCAGCCCATTCAAGGCAAAGGACTGGGGTGAGGTTCAGACCGATGCCATTCCAGTCCACTACACCGCCCAGGCCATGCACGGCCTGATGGTCACCGGCCGCCAGGTCTGCATCTTCGGCGTGCTGATCGGCGGCGACGACTTCCGCGTGTACCGCGTCGAGCGGGACGACGAAACCATCGCGGCGATTCGCGAGAAGGAGGTCGAGTTCTGGGGACGCATCCAGCGCCTGGATCCGCCCGAAGCAACCGCTGTCAGCGACATCCTCCGGCTGTTCGAGCGTGACGCCGGAACCAGCATCGAGGCCGATGGCAAGGTCGTGGAGGTGTTCAACCGCCTGCGCGAACTGAAAGCCAAGGCCAAGGGCCTGGAGTACGAGATCGAGTCCACAGAGGAGCGCATCAAGCTCTTCATGCAGGACCACGCCCAACTCACGGTCAACGGCAAGTCGGTACTGACGTGGAAGTCCCAGACCACCAACCGCTTCGACCAATCCGCCTTCAAGGAAGCTCACCCCGCGCTGTTCGAGCAGTTCAAGAAGACCAGCGAATCCCGCGTTTTCCGCCTCAAGTAACCGGAGCCCAGCATGTCCGCAACCGCCCTGAAAGCCGCCGCGACCGGCAATGTCGCCAACAATGGCCAGCCGAAAACGCTGGCCCACCTGATGACTGACCCGAAGATCAAAGCCCAGATGGCCCTGGCGCTTCCGAAGCACATGACCGCCGACCGACTCGCGCGCATCGCGCTGACCGAGATCCGCAAAGTACCGGCCCTGGCGAAATGCAATCAGGAGAGTTTCCTCGGCGCCGTGATGCAATGCGCGCAGCTCGGCCTGGAACCGGGTAACGCTCTCGGCCATGCCTACCTGCTGCCGTTCGGCAACGGCAAGGCGAAAGATGGCCTGTCGAACGTCCAGTTGATCATCGGCTACCGCGGGATGATTGACCTTGCCCGGCGCTCCGGCCAGATCGTTTCGCTCACCGCGCGCACCGTGCACCAGAACGACCAGTTCAGCTATCGCTACGGCCTCGACGAAGACGTCCAGCACGTTCCGGGAGAGGGTGAACGCGGCGTCATGACCCACGTCTACGCGGTCGCCAAGCTGAAGGACGGCGGCGTGCAATTCGAGGTCATGGGTAAGGCCGACGTCGACAAAGTACGCGCCACCAGCAAGGCATCCGGAAACGGGCCTTGGGTCACCCACTACGAAGAGATGGCCAAGAAGACCGTCATCCGCCGGCTGTTCAAGTACCTGCCGGTCAGCATCGAGTTGCAGACCGCAGTCACCCTGGACGAACGCGCCGACGCCGGATTGGACCAGGACAACGCGTCCATCCTCACCGGCGAATACAGCGTTGTTGACGACCAGTCTCAGGACCAGGTCCCGGACGGCGTGAACACCGAGACGGGCGAAATCACCGAACCCGCCCCGGGCCAGCAGTCGGACACCGGCGACGACGGGCTCAATCTCGAGTAACCGGCCATGCCCAGCCTTACTGTCCTTGAGCGGTACGGCCAAGTCGGGGAGTTCGCCGCGCTACTCGGCGCGGCCGAGCTCAACGCCGCTACGGACTGGGACGAGCAGTTCCTGGCCGACCTCCGCAGCAACTTCCAGCGCTACGGCGCCCACACCTACCTCAGCGACGCCCAACTCGAGCAGTTGGAACGGATCGCCAACGAATAGGACCCATTCCCGATGAGCAACAACCCGCACTTCATGAACATGACCGCCGACACGCTCGGCAAGAGCTTGCTGCAGGGACTGATCCAGGAAATCCGGATCATGCCGGACTGCTGGCAGAAGCTTCCCGAGGCCAAGCAGCAGGACATCATCGACCGCCTGGAGCGCCAGGTACGGAATGCCGCCACCATCGCGGTCCACACCATTGCCGGCGGCGACCGCGACACGGTCTACGGCAAGCTGGAGTCGATGACCGCGAAGGACAAGATGAAGGCCGTATTCGTGGTGAATCCGAGCAGCCCTCACAAGGAGGACCTGCTGTTCGCGGTGAACAAGGATTGCCTGCTCATCATCGGCGGCGCCAACGAGTTCACCGAGGGCATGGACCAGGTCAAGCCTGACCCGGACCAGAACCCGCTGGACCTGAATGGCGGCGACCACGACATGGAAGACGCCGGCGCCTGGGGCGGTATGCAACCAGCAGACGACAGCGACGTCGTCGATGCCGAGTTCCAAGAGCTGCCGCAACTCACCGTCGAGCGCTTCGCCGGCCACACCCTGGGCGAGATCGCCATCGGCGTCGCCACCAAGAAGGACGTGTTCGACGCGGCCTGGCTGCAATCGCGCTTCGCTCTCACCACCGAGGAAGCCGAGCGCGTCATTCTCCAACTGCTGGACCAGGGCGTCATCGTGCTCGAGCAGGAAAACGAGGAGTCCCGCGAGTTGAACACTTACCGCGTCGTCAAGAAGCCGGGGGATATCGCCCTCGACCTGGAGTGAGCCATGCGCATCTGCTCGATCGAGGGCTGCTCGGGCAAGCACTACGGTAACGGTTTCTGCCAGAAGCACTATCACCGGAATCGGAAAAGCGGCTCTGCTGATATTGATCGGCGCACTGTGCGCCGATCACTCAGCGAGCGGTTCTGGGAGAAGGTCCAGAAAACGGATAGTTGCTGGTTGTGGACCGGCTACCGGAACGGCACCGGCTACGGCGAAATCAGCCGTGGCGGCCGGGAAGGGGCAATGCTTGCTCACCGCGCATCCTACGAAATCAACTGCGGGCCTATCGACAATGGCCTGCACGTCCTTCACCGCTGCGACAACCCCCGGTGCGTTCGACCGGACCACCTGTTTCTTGGGACCCATCTGGAAAACATGCAGGACATGGTTCGAAAGGGGCGAGGGAAGCAGCTTGGCGGCGGCCGACGTGGCGAGTCCAACGGCAATTGCCGGATCAGCGATGACCAGGTTCGAGAGATCAAGAGGCGCTTGGCTGCTGGCGAGCCGCAGGCCCAGCTTGCGCGAGCCTTTAACGTCTCGAAAACCCTCATCTACCTCATCAAAATCGGTAAAACGCGGGAGATCACGTAATGAAAATTCGCAAAATCGAGATACTCAACTTTCAGGGTGCCCGCAACATCAGCCTTGAAGTCTCCGCACCTGTTCTGCTGATCGCAGGTCACAATGGATCAGGTAAAAGCTCGACGCTCGACGCCATCAGCCACGCCTTCACCGGTAGGCCCGGCCGCGTTGCGCAGAAGCAGCATATCGGCCAACTGATCACCGAGGGCGCCAAGAAAGGGGAGGCCCGCGTCGAGTGGCTGGACGATGCCGGCGAGGTGCAGGCCTGCGGGGTCGCGCTGCCCAGCGGCAAAGGCTCCCCGCTCGCCGACTCGCCGTTCCTGCCGTTCGTGCTCGACGCCAGCCGCTTCGCCGCTCTGGACGCCAAAGATCGCCGCCGGGTTCTGTTCGACCTGACCGGCGCCAGCGCCAGCCCGGTCGAGGTCGGCAAGCGCCTGAAGGCCAAGGGCATCGACCTGGCGCTGTTCGAGAAGGTAAAGCCCCTGCTCCGTTCCGGGTTCTCCGCCATGGTCGGCCAGGCAAAGGACTACGCCAGCGAGGCGCGCGGCGCCTGGAAGGCAATCACCGGCGAGAACTACGGCAGCGACAAGGCGAACGGGTGGGAGCCGGAGGCGCCGCCGGCCATCGTCAGCGAGGAGGAACTGGAATCGGCGCGCGCGGAACTTCAAGCCACCGCCCAAGACCTGGACGAGGCCCAGCAGACCCTGGGCTCCAGCAAGCGCGCCCACGCCGACGCCCAGGCGCGGGCCAGCCGCATCACCGCTCTGCGCGAAACCGCAGCGCTGGCCGACCGCCGGCGCAACAAGCTGGCCACCGACGAGGCCAATCAGGACGAATGGTCGGAGAAGGTGATGGCAGCCGAGGCCGCCGCCAGCGGCGAGCCCGCCCATCAGCCGCTGACCTGCCCTCATTGCCAGGGCGCCGTGGACCTGCAGGCCGGCCAGTTGGTCGCGCACCAGCCACCGGCGAAGGTTGCCGATCCCGAGGCGGCGAAACGCCTGGAAGAGTACCGCGGGTATCTTGCCAGCGCTCAGCGCGCCGTCGCCAACAGCCAGCGGGACCTGAAGGAGAGCGAAGACGCCGACGCGCAGGCCGCCGCCCTGGAAGCCGAAACCGCCCAGGCGCCCAGCGCCGAGGCGATCGCCAACGGCGAACAGGCGATCAACGAACTGCGCCAGGCGCGTGACCGGCAGCAGGCCAAGGTGCAGTCGCTGCAGGAAGCGTTCAATGCCGCCGCGCAGCGCCAGGACGTCATCAAGCAGGCCGCCGGCTTCCACGCCGAGGTCTGCGCCTGGAGCGCCCTGGCCGATGCCCTATCGCCCGCAGGCATCCCAGCGGAGATCCTGGCCGATGCGATCGGACCGGTGAACGAGCTGCTGCAGCGCCTATCCGGCACCGCCGGCTGGTCGCCCGTGCAGATCAGCGCCGACATCGACGTCACGTTCGGCGGCCGGCTGTACGGCCTGCTGTCCGAATCGGAGCGCTGGCGGTGCGACGCGACGATGGCCCTGGCCATCGCGACGATCTCCGGCCTGCGCTTGGCGTTGCTGGATCGCCTCGATGTGTTGGACCTGCCGAGTCGTAGTCAGGCCCTGACACTGCTGCGTGCCGTGACCATGGACAAGGAAATCGACTCGGTGATCGTCGCCGGCACTCTCAAGGAACCGATGGCGAAGACGCCGGCCTGGCTACAAGCGGTCTGGATCGACGCCGGGCAACTCGTCGACCAGCAGCAACAGGCTGCGGCCTGACCCTACCTCAAGGCGGACTCGGATGTCCGCCTCTACCTCTGGAGGGCCCATGAAGCCCATCATCTTCGACACCGAAACCACCGGCACCGACCACAAGACCGACCAGATCATCGAGGCGGCCTGGCTGGAGCTTCCCGAGTTCCCTCACCAGTTCGCGGCGCTCCAACCGGTGGAGTTCCCGCACTACCACGAACGCTTCAAGCCCAACGTGCCGATCAGCCTTGGAGCCCAGGCCGTGCACCACATCATTTGCCAGGACCTGGTCGGCTGCCGCGAGTCGAAGGAGTTCGCCCTGCCCGCCGGCCCGCTCCTGATGATCGGCCACAATGTCGACTTCGACTGGCGCATGGCCGGCGAGAACCCCGACATCAAACGAATCTGCACCCTCGCGCTGAGCCGCTTCCTGTTCCCGGACAAGGACAGCCATACCCAGTCGGCCATGATGTACCTGATCGCGCGGCGCAACGGCCGGGAGGCTCAGGCCCGCGAACTGCTGCGCAATGCCCATGCCGCGCTCGACGACGTCCGCAACTGCGCTATCGTCCTCCGCTTCCTGCTGGAGGTAGCGATGGACGCCGGGCACGCGGCTGACACCTGGGAAGAGGTCCATGCGCTGAGCGAGAAAGCACGCATCCCGACCGTCATGCCTTACGGCAAGCACAAAGGCACGCCGATCAACCAAGTCCCGAACGACTACAAAGCCTGGTTGCTGCGCCAACCCGACGTCGATCCATACCTGGTCCAGGCCCTGCGCCAGCGGTAGCCACTCCACTTCAGCGCCCCACCCGGGGCGCTTTCTCTTCCAGCAAGCACGCACCGGACGCCGCCCTGTGGGCGATTCAACCATGCCTCGTGGGCCGCCCAAGTCAGGCAGGGCGGCGTCCAGTGCCTGTTCACGGAGTACTGACGTACTTCTAGCGGGTCGCGTACAGACTAACGACTCTGGGTGTTGAGAACCTCATAGTTACGATCTGCATGCGCCTTGGTTACCCAAGTGTTCTTTGTCGACCTGGCTTGAGCCTTGGATCCGCTCAAAGTTTGGACCACTCGTCCCACGGCCTTCGATGCAACAAGTGCAGCGCTTTCAACCTTTGTCGGAGAACCCCGATAGCCTGCGGCAGACCGAAAATGATTGAGGATGATGTCTTGCTGATAAGCAGGTGTTTGCTCTCCACCGATTGTTGATACACCCACCGTCTCATACCGGTAATAGACCTTGGTGTCATCGAACACGATCTCGACGATTCTGAAGTCAGGCATCTCTCCTCCTTGATCCGGCCCCATGCCGGGCCTTCCAACTCTAGCCCCAACGACATCACTGCGCCATCACGCATAGCGCAGTGCGTCCTCACGTTCGCGAAAAGGAACCCGCCGCATGATCAAGCGCACCCTCTACCACTTCCACTTCTGCTGCGGCCTGGGCGGCGGTGCCGCCGGTTTCAACCGGGCGCGCCCGCGGGTCGGCAACGTCGAGGCCGAATGGGTCTGCCTCGGCGGGATCGACGTGGACCCGGCCGGCCTGCGCGACTTCGAGCGCCTGGCCGGTGTCCCGGGCACCCTGCTGGACCTCTTCACCCGCGACCAGTACGTGCGGTTCCACGGCAAGGAGCCGCCGGCAGGCTGGCGGGAGGCAACCCCGGAGGACATCCGACGCGCCGCCGGCGGGCGCCGACCGGATGCCGTGTTCATCAGCTCGCCCTGCAAAGGCGCCAGCGGCCTGCTGTCGGAGAAGATGAGCCTGACCCCGAAGTACCAGGCGCTGAACGAGTTGACGCTGCGCTGCATCTGGCTGATGGGCGAGGCATGGGCTGATGACCCAGTGCCGCTGATCGTTTTCGAGAACGTCCCGCGCCTGGCGAGCCGCGGCCGGCACCTGCTTGACCAGATCAACAGCCTGCTCGGCGGCTTCGGCTACGCCGTGGCGGAAACCACTCACGACTGCGGCGAACTCGGCGGCCTGGCGCAGTCCCGGAAGCGCTTCCTGCTTGTCGCCCGCCACGTCGAGAAAGTGCCGCCCTTCCTCTACGAGCCGGAGAAGAAGAGCCTGCGCGCCGTCGGCGACATCCTCGGTCGCATGCCGCTGCCGGGCGACATCGATGCCGCGGGGCCAATGCACCGCATCCCATCGCTGCACTGGAAGACCTGGGTGCGCCTGGCCTTGGTAGAGGCCGGCAGCGACTGGCGGAGCCTGAACAAGCTGGCGATCGAGGACGGCCACCTGCGCGACCTGGTAATCGTGCCGGAGTACCGCTCCGGCTACATGGGGGTGCATGGGTGGGACGACACTGCCAGCACTATCGCCGGCCGCTCCGGCCCTACCAACGGCGCATTCTCGGTAGCCGATCCTCGCTATCGCCAAGCCGCAAACTGGAACCACGGCCAGCAGTTCGGGGTGATCCGCTGGGCCGAGTCAGCGCCGACTATCCCAGGGCAAACGATGCCAGGCCAAGGCACATTCAGCGTCGCCGACCCGCGCCCCAACTGGAACCGCCACAGCGGCAACTATCGGGTGATCCGCTACGACCAACCTGCAGGCACCATCATCGCCGGCGGCAAGGGCGTCCAGGGCGGCCAGCAGTCGGTGGCAGACCCGCGCATCCTGCACCGCGGCAAGGGCGACAACTACCTGACCGGCGGTCACTACGGGGTGATCGGCTTCAACCAGCATTCCGGCGCCATCGCGGCCAGCTCCCGCTACGACAGCGGCCGATTCAGCGTCGCTGATCCACGCATCCCAGCAGCGGACGAACGCCTGACCTGCATCATCCGCAGCCTCGACGGCACCTGGCACCGCCCCTTCACCACGCTGGAAAAGGCAGCCCTACAGAGCCTGGTCGAGCCCGAGGAATACCTGGTGCTCGACGGTATGAGCGACAAGGACTGGAGCGAGCGCATCGGCAACGCCGTACCACCGGCCGCGGCCGAGGCCATCGCCGGCGTGATGGGCACCACCCTGCTGCTGGCCGAGCAGGGCGAGACGTTCATGCTCAGCAATACGCCGATCTGGGTGCGCCCGGTTGCGGTGGCGCTGAGCGTCGCGCAACAGGAGGTAAACCCGTGAACACCGAACAGTTCATTCGCAACGCGGCCGCGCGCGGGCTATCCCGCCGCGCAACGATGCACGCGCTCGGCATGGGCCCCTGGAAGTTCCGGGAGCTGCTGACCCTGATGCCGGAGATCACCTGGCCGGCACGCGGATGCTCAGCCGACCACCAGCGTGCGAACGAGCAGAAGCGCGGGCGCTGCACGCCGGCGCAGGCCGCAGCGCTGGAGCGCGCGCACGAACGCTGGAGCGAGAGCCGACGCTTCACCGTCGACGGCGTGACCGGGACCATCGCCGAGCTGGTGGAGAACTTCCAGAGCCCGGTCCACGCAACGACCGTCCGCCGCCGCGTCGCCGCCGGCATGACCTTGCGAGACGCACTCACGACCCCGCGCCAGCAGCCCAAGCCCGGGCGCCGGCATCCCTGGATCCGCTCACAGAAGGAGCACACATTCTCCGACTGTTCAGCGCCAGAAGGCTCCGGCATGAATCGTTACTTTGAGAATTGATAAGCCAACCAGGTTGCCGGCCAGAGAATCCAAATTGCGGCGGCAAACACAGCAGAAGGCTTCCTGTTGCCAACGCTAACGAGTGCCCCCATGGCAACCATGCATACGATAAGAGCAAGCGGCATCAGCCAAAACAAATGCCAGACCTTAGTTGCGCTAAACGCGGTAACTCCGATCATGATCCACCAGTGAATCACTGCAGCAACTGTTGAAAGAAAGCGAGTTTCAGGCCTAAACAGCAGTCCAATCGTCCAACTGATAGCGAAAAACAGCACTACACCCCAAGCAACATAGGTCACTCCCACTCTCCTTGTCTGGCTAAACGTATGGCTGCCGGACGTTATCCCAATTTATTGCATTTCGCCATCAGGCGAGAGGTATTCCCTATGTCCGCAGAAAAGCCGCGGGAGCGGCCAATCCTGTTCAACGACCAGATGGTCCGCGCCATCCTGGAAGGTAGGAAGACGGTCACCCGCCGAGTGGTGACGCCGCAGCCCGACTTCCTCGGCTCAATGGTCGATCCCTATACGCCATTCAAGACGCTTGATGCCGGCCTGCACGCACGCATCACCTGCCCCTACGGCGAGCCCGGCGACCGGCTGTGGGTGCGTGAGACCTGGGGCTTGCAGGTTCGGAGCTACGGCGGGGGCGCGGGCGAGTTCATTGTTTACCGCGCTACCAATCCGGACGCCATCTATTGCAAGTCGTCTGAGGGGCGCGAGTACCCAGTTAAGTGGAAGCCAAGCATTCACATGCGCAGGCACTCAAGCCGCATCCTGCTGGAGATCACCGCTGTTCGCGTCGAGCGCCTACAGGATATCAGCGAAGAGCAGGCCAAGGCCGAGGGTGTCCGCGATGCCGGCGAAGGGTCCTTCGACGTCGAGGACAGCAAGCACTTTGCAGCCGATCCACGCGAGTCGTTTGCTTCGCTCTGGTCGTCGATCAACGGCGAGTCCTCCTGGGACGCCAACCCATGGGTCTGGGTCGTCGAGTTCAAGCGGGTGACACCATGAGCGACCTCTTCTATCTCCAGGACAGCCGCAGCAACGTCGGGAGCCGAGCAACGTTCTGGCGCGCCGGCGGCGGCTACACCACCAACCTCGACGAAGCCGAGACGTTCACCCTCGCCCGGGCCGTACGGCAATACGAGTGCCGCGAGACCGATCTGCCCTGGCCGGTCGACTACGTGCGCGCCCGGGCTGAACTTGGTGTCGATCACCAGGACCTGGACCTGTCCCGGACGCAGGCACTCGCCGGCGCGCCGGCGGACGACCGCATCTACGTCGCCTACGACAGGGACTGGGACGGCAACTGTCTTGTCTGGGTACCCGAGGCCGCCGGCCGGACATCCAACCTGACCGCCGCACGGACCTGGCCGCTCGACCACGCCGGCATACTCACCGCGCGCGGGCTAGCGCCCTGGCCGAAGTCCTACATCGACCAGCATGCCAGACCTGTTGCTGTGGCGGCCTCCCTCAACCACAAGCAGGCCCTCCGGCTGTTCGGCCTGAAGCTACCCAAGCCGGAGCACCAGGGCCGGCTGGCACTGGCGAAGGAAGGTGAAGCATGAAAGCGCGCATCGAGAAGAAGTTAAGCAAGCGGCTGGTCGAGCTTTACCCAGCGCTCTACTGCAGCGCCTGGCGCGACGAAGAACCGTCTGCACTCGCATATGAGCAAGGCTCCCGAGTCCGGCATGTTCTTTCCGTCGGCGGCGGTGTCGACTATTGGGGCGAAGGACAGGACGCCTACACCGTCTGGCAAGACTGGCTGATGAGTTGGGAATGGCACGGACCGTTCCAGACGTACCCGGAGGGCCATCGTCACGAGTACCTCCCGGATACGGAAGGCTTCAAGCCGACTACTCGTAACCTGCTCCAACTGGCTGGCCGGTGCCAGTTGCTGGAAGCAGCATCAACGATGGCGGTCCCATGAACCAGCCTCCCACCGACTACCAGATCAGCGCCGCCGACGCGCACGAACTGGCCGGCGCCGTGCTTCTTCCGGCGGACCTGCGCCGCCAGGTGCTGGAGAAGATGGCCGCCCACCGCGACCCGGCAACCATGCTCGATTTGTTCGCCCAGGTGCTGGGCATGGCCAACGCCGTCGCCGAGAACTGCCGAGCGATGGTCGAGTTGATCCTCATCGAGCGCGGCGAACATCCGCACACCGCGGAGCAGGCGAACCTCCCGACGATGTTCGGAGCGCTGCAGGGCGTTGTCCTGGCCGCAACGGTGAACCCTCGCGGCACGTGCGCCGGCTGCGCCTATCGACTCGGCACCCCGGCGAACACCTCGCCGGTCACCACCTCCGATGCCATCTACTGCCGGCAGGAACTCAGCCGGTTCTACTGCCACGCCGACCTGGACGACCAGGGCAACCCAGTCCGCACCTGCGTCGGCCACGCCAAAGCCATGAAGCAAGACGCCACGAAATGAACCGCCCCACCATCTGCCGCACCACGGGCCAACGGATAGGCCTGTGCAAATGCTTCCGCTGCCGGCCGCCGGCGCCGGAGCAACCGGAGACACCACCATGTCATCTACCCAACACCAACTGATCGAGCAGTGCGCCACCCGCCTGCGCGGCATCGTCGAAGCCCTGGACAACATCCACGACAACACCCCGCACCGCTGGTCGACGGACCTCGACGATGTTCACTCCTCGGCTGAGAGCCTGCTGGCCATGATCAAGGACCAGGCGCCGCCGCCCTGCATCGACTGCAAGGGCACCGGCTTCTGCAACAGCATTTCCGGCGAGGAGATCCGCTACCCCTGCCACGCACCCATCCAACTCGCCGATCCGGCACAAACGCCCGTGGAGCAGTTCGAACAGGCACCGCCATCCGAAGACCAGTTGACCGCTGCCGGGCTCAGCTACCCGCTCGCCAAGGAAGATGCCGTGAATCTCTGGTACGCCGGCTTCAGGTCCGAAGTGGTCACTGTGCTCGAGGCCTGGGAGGCAATCGGACACGATATCGGCATGAACCCAAGCAAGGGCGAACTGCTCGATTCGCTGCGCTACATGCTGGAGAAATGCGAAGCACATGACGATGCCCTGGCCAGGGTCAAAGCACTCGAAGCCCTGGTCGCCGCGCGCATCAAGGATGTTCCCGTAGACGCTCCAGTAATTGCCGTGGTCGGCGACTTCAACGAAGAACAGGTTCACGAATGCAAGCGGTTCCATGACGCCATTCGGGCGCAACGCAACCCCAAGGCGATTGTGGTTTTCCTAAACTCTAAAAATGACATCCAGGCAGTGGACGAAGCTGCCATGTGCGCTGCCGGCTGGGTTCGCGCCGAAGCCCCTGTGGCTCAGGCCGAGCAGGCAGAGGCGGAGCGACCGGAAGTTGTTGCATTCCGCTACCGCTGCACCAATGCCGAGGGAGAGCCGCTTCCGGGCTGGTTCTATAGCGATGATGCAGGAACGCTCGGTCTGCGCGAACCGCTGACAACCGTCGCCGAGTGCGATCGCATCGTCGGGGCGGTGCTGCGCCAAAAGCATGAAGCCGACACCGCGTTGGCATGGGCTACTCGGCACTACCAGACGGTTGAGCAACAGCGCGACGCAGCCCTGGCCAGGGTCGATGCGCTCGCAGTGCAGGTGTTGAAGCTCGGCGGGACTATCAGCTTCGCCCACTACCCGGCCGCCCAGGCTGGGCAGGTGCCGGAGGTGTCAGGGATCGGACGCGACACCGGCCATCCGCGTGCCGTCGTTCTGTACCTACACAAAGAGCCGACCGACGATGACCTGCGAGCCATTCAGGATGGTCTGCGCTCACTCGCCGCTGCGCCTCAGCCAGCAGGAGGTGAGTAATGGCCATTATCGAGGTGGTGAGCGGCGGAGACCGCCGCAGCCTGATGAAGCGCTTCGAGCGCAAGAGCAAGCAGCAGGCTATCAGCGAACTGGTGGATTTCCATCTGCTGAACTGCGCCCGGATCGAGAAACTGGAGGCGGAGCGCAACCACCTGCTGGCATTGATCGACAGCCCCGAGCTGCACGACTTCGCCAATGGCGTGGTGCTGGAGGCTGCACACCAGCGCAAGCGCTGGGGCAGCCAACATGACGCCGGCAAGCAGCCGGCCGACTGGTTCTGGCTGATTGGCTACCTGGCCGGTAAGGCGCTCCATGCCTGCGCAACCGGGAATACCGAGAAGGCACTCCACCACTGCATCAGCAGCGCGGCCGCCCTAGGTAACTGGCACGCCAGCCTTCTCGGCGCCGACACCAACATGCGGCCGGGGCTACCCACGGAATCGCTGCCGATCAGCGCAGGAGGCTCCGACCATGCGTAGAGCACTGACCGCCCTCGGCATCATCGCCGCCCTCGGCCTGGCCGTGGTGGGGCTGGTGGAGATATTCCCGATCATCCGCACGCTGGCGGCCTGGCAGGCGGGGTGCTTCGGATGAAGCAGAAACCAGGCATCGCACTTCCCCAGCGAAGGCCCACCGGATCAGGGGCACATGCCCGCCAAGGCTGGTCCCGTCACCGGTGAGCCGGTACATCCTACCTGAAATCATCCATGCCCGCGGCCCAACGGAAAGGGCCGCTATTTCATGAGGGAACAGCGATGTCCCTTTCAGAGTTTCTATCCCCTGACGAACTCACTGAATTAGTTGGAAAGAAGGTCGTGAGCAAACAGATCGAATGGCTCGAAAATCACCATTGGAACTATGAAACCAACGCAGCGGGCCGCCCCATAGTCGGACGGGTGTATGCACGGTTGCGTCTGGCAGGCGTTCATCCCACAAGAACCACAGTTTCCGACCCCGCCTGGTCGCTCGACCTGTCGAACGTGTCCTGATATGCGGCCGAAGTCTACGAACCGAGACATGCCGCCCCGCATGTTGAAGCGTGTCCGAAAATTGAAATCGGGGAAAGTCTGGATCGGCTACTACTACAACGGCCGAGACGAGGAGGGAAATCGAAAGGAGATTCCGCTGGGTAGCGACCTGAACGAGGCGCGCGTCGAATGGGCTCGCCTCGAGCGGACGACAACGCCGAAGATCGTGCGCTACATGAAAGAACTGTTCGATCGCTACGAGCGCGAGGTCGTCCCGACGAAGGCGCCGCGTACCCAATCGGACAATCAAGCCGAACTGAGGCAACTACGGAAAGCCTTTGATAGCGCGCCGATCACGGCAATTACTCCTCAGGTGGTCGCCCAGTACCGCGATGCCAGGACGGCGAAAACTCGTGGAAACCGGGAGATAGCACTACTCTCGCATGTCTTCACGCTCGCGAGGGAGTGGGGCTACATCGATGGCGAAAACCCCTGCGCCCGGGTGCGGCGGAACAAGGAGAAGGCCAGGGACTACTATGCCTCCGACGATGTCTGGGAAGCGGTCTACGCTCACGCCTGCCAGGAGCTTCGAGACGCGATGGATCTAGCCTATCTCACCGGTCAGCGACCTGCGGACACGCTGAAAGTCTCAACAGGCGATCTGGCAGGCGAGTTCCTGCTGGTTGCCCAGGGCAAGACAGGAAAGAAGCTCAGGATTCGCTTGCTCGATGGCGAACAGCCAACAGGGCTGGGCGTGTTCATCGACGGCCTGTTCGAGCGCCGGAAACTGGCCGGCATTACCAGTTCGCGCCTCATCACGAACCCATCAGGCCTCCGCATGAGCTACGCCATGATGCGAAATCGCTGGGACGAGGCGCGAGCAGAAGCCGCCGCCCAAGCAGTGGCCGCCCGAGACGAGCCGCTTGCTGAACGAATCAAGCAGTTCCGCTTCAGCGATATTCGCCCCAAGGCAGCCAGCGAAATCGAGAACCTGGCCGACGCAAGCAAGCTGCTTGGCCACACAAAGGAACAGATCACGAAGAACGTTTACCGACGCGTCGGCGAGGTGGTAAGCCCGACGAAGTGAGGAGGCGTTGCGGAAATGATCGGAGAATTGCGGAAATGATCCGCTTTCCTAGGCAAGAAAAAAGCCCCGTAACTCACTGAGCTACGGGGCTTTCCTGTTGGAGGCTGAGGTCGGAATCGAACCGGCGTTCACGGATTTGCAATCCGGTGCATAACCACTCTGCTACTCAGCCTTTGAGCGAAGCGACATGCGTTTGGCATATCGCTGAAATCTCTTTCCTGGTGCGATTTTGAACTTATAACCCTTTGATTTCAAAAGATTTTTAGCTCACCCATCGCTGGAATGGACGCAATTATGGACGGATTCGCCGGGCTTGGCAAGCGCTCTACGAAAAAAACTTTGCAGATCAGGCTATTGCGTAACACAAGCCGGGAGAAACGGGCCCAGACGTCCGCGAAATGGGCCCCGCGGCGACCGGCAACCGAGGAGCGCGCCAGGATCCGACGCGCCCTGCCCCGGCGATCAGTTCGCCTCGGGACTCGCTTCGGTTGCGGGCGCTTCAGGCGTCGGCGCCTCCGTGGCGGCCGGCGCTTCGCTACCTGCCTGGGCACGCTTGGCGCGCTTCTCGCGCATCTGCTCGCGCTGCCGGCGAGACGCCTGCCGCCGCGCATACACCGCCTGCTCGGCGGTTACCTTGCCGGCAACCTGGCCTTGCAGATCCAGCCGCGGCGCATCTTCCACCATGCAACTCCAGTAGCGGCTGCCCTGGCACCAGGTGGCGATGGCCTGTTTCAGTTGTTCGGCGGTGATTCCCAGTAGCTCGAGGTGCTGCTGCGCATCCTGGAGGATGCCCTGCTTGAGCGGAACCTTGGCCGCGGGGCTTTTCGGAAACGCCAGCGGGAAATGCCGTTGCAGCCTCCAGATAGCCTCGACTCCCGGCTCGACGGCTTCACGTTTCTTCGCGCGTCCCGCGGAGCTTTTGGTTTGAGCCGGTTTCGCCTGCGCCGCCTGTGCGCGCAGACGGTCTCTCAGCTCGGCAAGTTGTTCAAAACCCAT